CTCTAACAGAATCCAGCACCTTCCATTCATCAGCCTGATCTCTATTCTTGATAACCACATGGTCAGCTTTGTTCGTTGTCTCAATAGTTCTAGCTGTAGCGTTCCCCGTATAGAGGTTAATATCAAAGTATTCCTGAGAGTTCTTTATAGCTACATCTGGTAGGTTCTTAGACGTTAGTGCCTTGAATGTTCCGTCAGTTGGTGTTATATCAAACTCACACACACAAGCTGCTTTTACCAGCGGAGTGTAAGTACCAACAGGCATACCACTAGCAACAACCTCAGAAACACCTCCATCAACTATCTTGTTTAATGTCCCTGCTGACACATCTAGTTCAAACTCAACAACCTCTCCAGCAGCGTCATCTGCCAGATACTCTGTACCCGAGTCTGTATCCATCACACCAAAGCTTCCACCTGTTGTCACGTTTACAATCCATGCAAACTTTAGATTATCTACAGAAATTGTTCCTACCCTATCTGTAGTCCCTGTTACACTTAGGTTCCCACCAGAAAGTGTTCCAGAGCCTGCGTCAACACTATTCAAAGTACATACATTATTACTAGGTGTATCTGTACTCTGCATATCTGTGGTGATGGTAAGGTAAGGGGTGAAGTGGTTATCATTCCCTGATACATCATACCCAAGTGTCGTTGAACTAGTAGCGTCCTTAAAGTCTAGGTGGAAGCTATTAACTCCAGAGTAATCTAATCCACTGACATCTATAGGTCGCCATACCTTGTCATTATCGGGATGCCATTCGCCAAAGGATTCTGGAGTAAGTATCTGCCCTTCTATGTGCGCATATTCAGCGTAGTATGCCCCTGACATCGTAAACAATCTACTTCGAAGACCGCAGATGTACTTAGTACCTGCACTCGTCATAGCATTATAGCCATGGGCCACGCTAGTGTCCTGTAATACTCCATCAACATATATGTAGGACTCACCAGAACCGTCAGGATCGTAGGAGATTACAATATTTATCCATGCTGAAGGGTCATTATATGTTCCGGGGGTATTGCCTTGATAAACTATGCTTCCGCCTATCCGTATATACGTCATTATGATACCATTGCTGGTGATCTCATGCTCATTCCACCACTCACTAGAGCTACCCACACGGGTGCCTATACTGTATGTTGAGATTATTCCGTCCAACCCTGTAACCAACCCCCTCTTTATCCAACAAGATATAGTGTATGCCTCTGTCCCCCCATCGAGGAAGGCTCTCTGTAAGCATCCAAGCATATTACAGTTAATACTATTCTCAACCTGATACCCCTCTGCTCCCCCAGCACTTCTAGCTGGGTATATTAAATTAGACAATGTTCAGTGACCTCCCAATCTCGTACAGGTTCGTACCATCAGAGCGGAAGACAAACTCATCCCTAGCTGCTGCACCTGTACTCAAGGTTGGTGCTGTAGCGTCAGGCCACTTGAATACTGTATTCCATACCAAAGTCTGACCACCTGCTCCTTGTACTACTGTAAGCGCATAGAAGCCTCCATCAACTAGGTTAGTTGGTGTGCCCATTATCCTATTAGCTGTGAGAGTAACTGAAGTCACTTGGTTGCTCTCTGTATCCCAAGCAACTGTAGTAGCATCTGTGAGTGTTGTTGCGTTGAAGTTCTGAGTCTTTGTCCATTCGTTTGCTGTCGTGGGCTTCAAAAGGGACGTGAACTCGTATCCATCAAGAGCAGGATTTGCAACAAGGGCTTGTCCTTCTGTTCCTGTAGACGGGTCGGGGATAACTAGAGACGCTGCTAATGATGCGAACCCCTCTGCCGCATTAGAGCTATCTAATGCGGCAGCCTCGTAAGTAGCAGCGTTTGTTTCTGATATTCCGGAAGCTGTTGCGTAGTTTGCTGAAGAAACAGCTGATGCTGCGGCGGCAGTAGCTGATGCATCGGCAGACGCCGCTGCGGTTGAAGCCACAACAGGGTCAACAAGGTAATTCCACCCACTATCTAGATCTGGATTGCCAGTCATTAGGTAAGGGACATCACCGTAAACAGCTATAACAAACGGCTCAGTTGGTTGAGGTGTAAAAGCGGTCCAAGCTGTACCTATACCTAGCATATTACCTGTTGTGCCTCCAGACAGCGCAATGTAAGCCATTGCGACATCAAGCTCAGGATTCAACCTTGACCAAGCTGTTCCGTCGTTTGCCCACAGCTCTGGCTGTGATCCGACAGTAACATCAAAGTTCATGGCAATCTCACCAACATTGTTGAAGCCAGTGTCTGGTGCTCCTTTACCGCCTGTTGTTCTATGTAACAGCTGTAATGTGAATGCCATGATTAATACTCCCCTGCGTTAAATGAGCTAGCAAGAGCCCAGTTATTTGAAGCGTCAGCTACCAACATCTGGGTTTCAACTGCAGGTTCTGGGACACATGCATTTTCAGATCTTAATTGCACTGCTATGAATGTCAACATAGCGGCAAGGGTAACGTCCTTACTTGCGTCAGAGTCTGTGTCATCCGCTATCAACAGTTGATCATCTATTGTTATTACAGGTATTGCTGTAGTATCAGTTGGAAAGCTAACTGGCATAACCTACTCCTTTATGCAGTAAAGCACGTTTATATTTGTTGGTCTCGATTCTCGAGAACCAGAGTTTCCAGATGAGAATGATGGAATATCAACTGAGTGCCCATGTGCTCCGGCTGAACCAGTAGATGAACCATAATACATTCCTATATTTCTAGGTGAGTAAGAGCTTACAAATGTGTGAGAGCCTGTACCTCCTCCTGTGCTATGCGCATGAGAACCAGTTGAGCTAGTATTAGAATTAGGGGGATTAACAGAGTGGGCATGAGTTATGTTAGCACTTGTCTGAACTGTACCTACATGGTCTCCTACTGCTCCGTCTCCTCTATCTGTACGAGTAGTTGAATCAGGATCTACTCCCTTACCAGCATCCAGCCCTCTAAGGAATCTTCCTCTATAATCTGGTATATTGAATGTTGTTGTTGTGTCCCCTTCTCCGTACAGGACTCCTATTGTAGCAAACAATTTTGCGTGGGCTGCTCTGTCTATAGCTCTACCATCGCATACAAGCCAACCTGTAGGTACAGTTGTCTGAGCGAAAGGGGCAATCATACCAGAAGGAAGCAACGAATCAATTGCTTGAGATGTTCTCTCCGGAGTCATTAGCTTCTCAGTGTTGGTACCTTCTTCAGCTTCCAGTTGGGTGGCAACAAAGTCAGTTAGAAAAGCAGAACCACCATTGACGTTCCATTTAGTTTGGTAGGTATCCGCCCCAATTACTGCGGCCATGTCCTCCCAACTAAACTCCTCGCTTGCCGAGTTGTAAGTAAGAACATACCCGTCAAACGCAGTGTTATTAGCTAGGATTTTAGCAGGGTATATCGTAGAATCCAGCACTAAGCCACCAGGCATTGTGTTTGGAGAAAATGCTGACCAATCTTCGACAGCTAAAAGTCTTGTCTCTTCGTCTTTGTTGTTGTCTGTGTTGTGGGATAGGCTCTCTCTTGCTAAGAACTCAAAATTTGATGTTCCTGTGCAGGGGTAAGTCTTCCATGTGTATGCCGCGTGTGTCACTATAACACCTCAATTAATTGAAAGTTAATTCTAGATCTAGTGTGTTCTGAGTGTGTCCCAGAGGGTAGTTCTACTGCTCTGGCGTATACGAACCACTTCTCAGAATCTAAATTTGTTATCTGCCAAAATAAAGGGGCCTTTCCTTTAGCTTTGAATATTGTGTACATGAATTCATAGAAGTCTGGCTCCCTACTGAGTAGTACACTACCGGTAAACACTCTTACTATGTCACGTTTTTTGTAGTAGAAAGATCCATTTGACATCTGCTTTCCAATACTGTAGTCATTCTGGTCTTCACTCAATCCTATAAGAGCATCACTAGAGGTTGTAAATAAGGCCCCTGCCTGAATCAGGCCAACGTACACATCCTCTGTGTTTCCAGTACTAAGTCTTATTTTTATGGTGTGGTTTGGTGTTTGGTAAGGGTAAGTTATACTGGTATAGTTTAGTTTAAGTCCACTATCAAGGATAAATCTTTGGTAGGAAGCTATTCCTCCGAGATCTGTTATTTCTGAGTATATATTTTCTCCTGCTGCGTTGAACACGTTGAACTCAGCAGTACGTGCATTGGTACCTCCAAGCAAAACAGTAGATCCAGTTCCCTCTACAGCTAACGTCCACTCTCCTACTGGCCATGATATCTTAGATACTCTCTTTGGGTGTTCGTCAAGTACATTCTCAGGCGGATACTCGCTATCTACTAAGGTTACATCATCTGAAAATACCTCTATTTGATCTCCGTCAACTGTTTGCAATTCATCTAAATTAACGTCATTTAATATGTTAGGAACATTCGTAGCCTTTGCAGTAACAGCTGTCACGTTTGAATCAAGTAAACATTTCATACAAACTCACCTTCACCTTCTACAACACACTCATAGTCATTAAAATTCCACGTTATAGATCTCACCTTAGCCTTTACATCCAAAGTTATCTCCTGCGATTCATCAACCAACAGTAACGCTATTCCAGGTTTGTAAACATCAACAAGAGGAAACTTTAGTCTTATGTTAGGGCTTTCAAATATTGTCTTCCTATCAGCCAGAGCAGTTTCAGAATTAGCCACTGTTACGTGGCACTGTGGAGACACTGAATCCTCATCACCGTAACCATAAAGTCCATCTACTGAAGCCTCTGTTGTGTCAGATCCAGTCTTAAAGATAGAAACTGGTTTATCGTAGGTGTAGCCTGACGGTGCTATATCAAACTCTGTTATCTCCACAACCGACGTCTCTGTCAACATGTCAATAAGGTACAGTATACTGTCCTCAATGTAAAATAAATGAGAAAAAAATCTCGCCATGTCAGATAGATTGTCTATTAAAACCTTCTCGCCTGTGGCTGTGTATGACACAGCAGGAGATACAACTCTTGCGTTAGTTGCATCTAAGGTAAGGCCTAGAGTTGTGCATGCTGTTGTAAATATACTCTCCAATGTTCCAGAGTAAGCAATGTCTGTTACCTTGTCTTCGTACTCTGTGGCGTAGATAACGTATGTTACTCCGTCGCGCTCTATATTAGATAGGTGAGCTGTCCCTTCTAATATTGTCGTAGCACTGGCTTCATCACTATCTGTGAACAGCAGTTTTATAGGGCACGATATTGGATACTCAGTCTCTCCGCTAAATAGAGAAGGTAAGAATGTAAGTGAACCAAAAGATGGTTCGACGTAACCTCCTCCTCTATTTCTTATTGAGTATTTTATATCAGAAGCCACAGACACTTGGGCATCCCAAAAATGTTCTAATGGCAGCATCTCATCACTTACTCTGTGAAGGGTGCTGTTGAAAGTTACCTCTACTAAAAGAGCCATTAGAAGACCACCCTTTGAGTTCCTTGACCACGCTGCAGTTTGTCTGTTACGTGGATGTCTGCTTCTACCCTAATGAATCGCTTAAGGCCTCCCTCATCGCCGACTATGTTGACCACTACAGGTCTGTCGGAGAGAGCGTCAATCTTATCATCCATTAATTTTAGTGTGTTTGGTCCATTGTGCAGCGGCATGATTGCCTCTGAGCCTGCTTCTCCACCGACATGGAATACTGTCGGACGATCCATTACTCCTCCTCTTGCGTGGTATGACATTACCGCGCCATTAGCGTTGTAGCTTGTGTGGCCTTCCTGGTTAGGAAGCTGTATTCCTTGTCCCATGGCAGATACCGCACTCATGATGTCGTGAGATGCTCCTATCGCTCCTGATCCTAATGATCCAAGAACACCTTCCAATTCTTCAAATGTGCCGGCTGTCGATGAGGCAGCAGATCCAAATGCCACCATAGGTTGGTGTGCTCGTAGTAACTCGTAACCCATTTCACTGGATACAACGGTAGTCTCACCAAGAACTTCTCCCAATCCTTCAAATGTGCCATCAAGTTTCATTACCCTCATAGAAGTGTCCGCTGCTCCTGACGCCAGTGAAGCAAATGAAGCTTCTACTAGTCCTAGGCCGCCCTTGAAGCTTTCAACCGCCTGGCCACTTTGGTTCAAGTTGTTAGATAGACCATCTATACTTCCGCCTAATGATCCTACCGCACCGTAAAGGCCACTGATGTGTTCACTAAAGTCTATCACGGCCATTGAAGTGTCCGCTGCTCCTGACGCCAGTGAAGCAAATGAAGCTTCTACTCCACCTGTTGAATCGCTTAATGCTCCGACAACACCTTTCTGTGACTCTATTTCTTTAAGTCTTGCTATCTCCAGATCTGTTACAGTTTCCAGTGCAGTCTTTCCAAATATTTTAGTGCCGCTCGTCATCTCGTCAAGTGCTACCACTGAACCTTTCATTAGGTCTGTGAAGTTAAGAACGTATCCTGAGTCAAATATACCATCCCCATATACACTACGGTCAACATCTGTTGGCGCCTTCTGCCATTCTACTTTACGTTGTTCTTCAGTCATGTATTCAGCGGTCTCACCCATTGCTCCGGCCATACCAACAGCAGCAAGTGTGGCGTCAGGTATTGACATACCAAGAGAGATTAGGCTTGCTTCAAGGGCTTCGAGTTCCTTTGTGTTGCCGAACGAAGCAGACAGTGCGCTGTTCATTGTCATGCTCAGTTGTTCAGCAGAAAGTCCAACACCAGTGGTAGATGCTATAAAGTTACCAAATGACGCCATGGTTGGCTCTATCGCCAAGGCCATATTTGCCATAGCATAATTAAACTCTTCGCCCATTGACGCTAGGTACTGGTTAGCTTTCTCGGTGTACTCATCACTGGTTCTTGAAGTCTTCCAAGGTGCGAAGGTATCTCCGTGACCCCTCTCAGTTACAGAGTTAAGCTCATTGGGTTGGACCCAAGAGGATAGCTTCTCCATAGCACCATACAGCGCCTGAATCCTTGTCTCACCACGATCCTTTAACTCAAAGTCTCCGTAAGCAGTAGTGTTGTAATCGTGTCTTTTTGAGCCTTCAAATGCAGAGGTAGCAACCGCTGTGAGCATAGCTAGTGGGATGAGTACACCAGTACTTGAAAGTCCAGCCGCAACGCCCCCGGTGCCAGAAGACATACCCGCCGTAGCAGCACCACCAGCAACTCCCATACCTCCGGCTCCACCGGCTACAGTGGCAGAAGCTATGTTTGCCGCTGCTATCTCAGCGTACAGCGTTGCACCGGCAAGACCAGTTTGGATAGCGCTACTTGTAGCCCCTATGTAGTCCTCGTTAGCTAACCCTTGATAAACTCCATACGCTCCACCAACAGCTCCAAGGCCTGCGCCGGCAACACCGATAGCACTGCTGTAGTCCTTTAAGGCAGGGATTAGCTTCTGTACAATCTCGTTGCCTGCAAGTGAAGTTACACCACCAGCTGTCTGGAGTGCTCCACCTACTCCTCCCTGCTGTATTCCTGAGTATACACTGTAGGCTCCTGTTGCGGCTCCGACGTAAGGCTTAACAGACTCCCAAGTGGCTTTCAGAGGAGCCATTGTCTCTTTTACAGAATTCCAAGTGTCGCTCATCCCGTCAGTTAAACCTTCGTACCATGAATCATCAGCAAAGATTCCTGTTATCGTCTCTCCTGCTCCAGAGTCTCCCCAGACACTTCCGTCTAGTTGAACAGCGGACTCAATTCCTCTGGATACAACGTCTGTGAAGTCACTCCAAGCCTGACTTGTCTCATGAGCTGTCATCCCTGAGAACAAACCACCTGAATCATCGTTGAACACCCCTGTTATACTCTCACCTACTCCAGAATCCCCAAATATTTTCCCATCAGCCATGGTTGCATCAGCTAAGTTGTCATATACATCCAGCCACTTGTCCCAGCCATCGACCACATCTAAGATTCCTCCACTCTCACCAACGCCACCACCTTCCATTGTTACGTGTACAGGGTCCCCTGCGTTTCCGGAGGGGCCTGAGCCTAGCCCCATCTTAGCTGCTGATCCTTCTCCGAAGAGGAAGTCAATGCTCTGCTCCATAACGAAATTAGTGGCCGCTTCTGCCGCCCAGTCGATAACTGAGTCAAGCATGGAATTTAAGGTAGCGTCCCATATGTCACCGATCTTGTCGAACTCTCCTTTGAAGATAGCAACGAAAGAATCTTTAATTCCAGACTTCAAAAACCCAAATGACTCGTAGCCTACTTCGCTGAATGTTTTGAGATCCCTTGTAGAGTCCTTAACCGCAGCCCCAAACCCTCTCCAAAAATCACCGCTAAGTTTATCCAACTTAGTTGAGTCTGCTATGGCTCTCTCTCTGTAGCCCTCTATAAGTTTAAGATCTGCTATTGCCTGAGGGTCTACTCTATCTCCGTACTTTGACGCCTTCTTGTCAAATATTAGGTTTATTCTCTCTAACTCAGCAGCATAAGCTGACACCCCTTTTGTCACATTAAGATAGTCTTTCTCAAGGTCTGTAAGGAGTTTGCTCTGTTCTTTGCTTCTTGCTAAGTCCCTGCCTTGTTTATTTATGTCTCTTAACTTCTCTGTTAACAAAACCTCATCATTAAGTAACTTAATTTTATCGTACTGGGCTTTTATAGCGGCATCACCTGCGGTGCTGTCGTACTTTGCTGAGCCCCCCATAATTCGTTTTACTTCAAGCAAATAGCTTAACTCCTTCTTAGCTACTGACTGCTTGTCTTGCATTATTGCTTCTGATATAGCTAACGATTGTTTAGCATAGGCACTTTCTGAGATGAGTTTATTCTTTAAAGTAGCATCTAACACCTTCTGCTCAATCTCGTATACAGCAGTTAGCTCTTTGCTTGAGTTGCGCTTTATATTTACTTCCTCTAAAGAGGCCGCGATCAAGTACTGGCTGTGTTTCTCTCTGTCGGCCATTAACTTAGCGTAGCCCTTCATAGACTCACGCTCCATTAAAGCCCAAGAATCGGACGCTGATCCAGATGTTGAGTGTGTAGTTGATGCGCTCATCACAAGTGAGTCAAGGGCACTGGGAGCAGATGTTGGCATCTTTATGACCCTCTGGGCAAGTAATTCTACCTCTGCTTGTGCAGCTTTTGCTTTGGCTATCTCGTCCTCTGGAGGAATCAACCAATTAAGTACAGCCTTCCACACTGGTAGTGATGCCGCTATTGTTCCCCCGCCTGGAATTGACGACAGTATAGCTGTGGCACCTAGCTGTTCGCCAAGGTCCATGTCTCTCAAAGAAGTAACAGCTCCAGGTCCTGCTGCTACAATACTTGCCATGGCAACTGCTATGTTTCCCATTGCAGTAGCTACCATTACAAGTCCTTGTCCGAATTCAGGGGACTCTACAACAGTCCTCAACTCGTGTAGGGTCTTTAGTAGCCCTTCGTCAGCTCCTTGATCAAAAGCGTTGATGAGCGCGTCTTCCCAAGCAACCTTTAACTCCTCTGCTGCTCTTGTTACTGTCTGAGATGTTTCTGACATCATGTCTTTAAGAAACATTGTTTCGTCTTTAGCTTTACTTATTGACTTAGTCAACCCCTCAAACTTTGAAGAGCCGTCACCTATTGCTTTAATGAAATCTTCAACAACAGTTACCCCTCCCTTCATAGCTCTAAGACCAAACAACTCCTTGTAGACCTCTACCTTCTGCTGGTCTGTCATGTCGTCCATGATGCCAGCTAACTCAGTCATAAGTTGACTGTAGTCTTTTAACCCCCCTCCTGATGTGAATGGAGAGAACTCTGCGTTCATGTTGTGCATCATCTTTGATAGCTTAGATGATGGGTCCAACAGCCTCACCATAGACGTTCTCAACGCAGTACCTGCCTTTGATCCTTTGACACCAACGTCCGCTAACAGGGCTAGTGAGGCGCTCACATCTACAAACGACATGTTTGCTATCTTACTTAACTCAGTGGTGTATGAATAAGCGTTTCCAAGTTCACCTATAGAAGTGGCAGAGGATAGCGCTGTCTTTGCTATTACGTTTGCTACCTGAGAAAGATTCAAACCGTCGGAGGCAAAGGCGTTCATTGCCGTAACTGTTAGTTTTGTAGCCTCGGCCATATCTATCTGGCCTATAACTGAGAGTCTAGATATATCTGCTATACCAATGAAAGCAGACTTCACATCTACACCAGCCTTCGTAAGCTCACGCATCCCCCCAGCAAGCTCTGATACGTTGTGGGTAACCCCCTCAACATCGAATAACTCAGTCTTAAACTCACCTATATTAATACCGCCGCCTGTTAACCTATCAAGCGTAACAGCATAGGTTGAGTTGTACTCGAACGCAGCTCCAAGGTCATACATAGACGTTGTCAACGCCTTTACTCCTGCTACAGCAGCGTAAGTAGCGGCCATAGCTCCAACAGTAGCAAATGAACCATAAGCCAACCACAGCTTGCCAAATGAGGCAGCTGAGCCTCTTACCACCCCACTCAATAACTTCTGCTGTGTAGTTAGTTTTTTAGTTTCAGCAGTGAGCCTTTTTGTAGACCTAACCTGCTTATCAAGGGCAGCAGTTCTAAGATCCTTACCAGCCTTATCCGCAGCGGCCCTCATGGAGGCTAGGCCTTTCTCCAGGCTGTTTGTTTCGTTGAGGAGACGTATCTGTTTCTTTAAAGCCTCTGATCTTAGGTCTTTACCTGCTTTATCCGCGGCTGCCCTTGTAGCTGCTATACCCTTCTCAAGTGTGTTTGTGGTGGTTAGTAGAACCACTTGCTTTCTTAATTCAGATGTTCTTAGGTCTTTACCTGCTTTATCCGCGGCTGCCCTTGTAGCTGCTATACCCTTCTCAAGTGTGTTGGTTTCATGTAGTATTGCTAGTTGTTTCTTCAGTGCAGCGTAACTTTTACCTTCAGCAGATGTCTTTATGCCAATAACCCCTAACTGTTTTTCCAGTTCTAGAGTCTGTGCCTCTGCAATTCTTAGCTTTCTAGCTTCTGCTCTAAGTACTGCTCCGCCTTGACCAGAAACAACTGCCAGTTCTTTTACTACCGCTGCTTGTTTTTCTATCTCCCTGTTTAGTTGCTTCTCTACAAGAAGCAGTGCTTTGGCCTCACGCGTTGTTTTCATGAAAGAAGTATCTTTTAAGGCCTTACTTCCTTCACTATAGTATTTTTTTGTTTCTGTTGTCAGTTCTTTGAATGCTGCTTTGGCTTTTCCTGTGTTTTTTGCTAGATTTTTGAATGGGTCTTGGGTTGTTATCTTCGCCATTGCGGCGATAGCACCTTCTAACGACTTCTTAAGAGATCTAATTTGCTTGTCTGTCAGATTGGCCTTGACGCCAATCTCTTCTATATGTTTGTATCCGTCTTTCAGACTTCTTATATCCGATGGATCTATTCCGAGACTGATGAATTCTGACATTAGGAGGCCTTTGAATTTGTTATATTGGTATACCTGTGATCAGCGTACTACACAGAACAAAAAAGGCAAGCCTTTTGTAGGCTTGCCTATTTCTTAGATCTTGCTTTTGCCGCAGCAACAGCCTTAGCTTCAGCGTATTGAAAGGACAGTGACGAACTCTCTATGTGCTGTACTTTAGTTATCAATTCCAACCTGTCTTCATCGTAAGGAACTCCATAACAATCTAAGGTTTTATGTATTGCCATGACATTAAGTGAAACTGCTCCGCTCATTGACATTACATACTGCCCTGCCAGTTGAGAGTGTACTTCGAAAGCAGCAGTGTTGTACTCATGTACTCCCGGGAAGCAGGTTATGCACGGTGGATCCTCCATCGTGCGGGAGTGGGCGTCCCTGCAGTCTCTGCAGGAAAGCCTATTTACCTCGCTGTTAAACTCCCCGAGATCCCTTAGTTTTTTGCTACTGCCTCGCCTTGAGACTCGATCTTCTCGGCCATTCCTTCCTGCTTCTCTACTACCCAGTCAACGAACTCGTCACTCTCATCAATCATCTTGGCAAGATTGTTACGAGTAAACTTCATTGGCTCACTGTCTGAATTTGTAAAGCCAGACCACTTCTTCACGCAAGCAAATACGATGTCACGGTTTTTCTTTGTGAGGTTGAATGAGATCTCAGATCTCATATCAGCAGTATCGTGCTGCTTTGCAGAGAGTTGCATTGAGGATTGAGTGATAGTGTTCAGTACGCCAGGCCGCAAGTACTTGATAACTACTTTAGCGTCTGATTCTTCAACTTCAAAAGTCTCTTCAATGTCAGCGGTGAGTGTAGGTGTAAACATAATGGTGCCTCCTGTGTCGGCGGTTGAATTAATAGTCCGTCACCATACCAACCGCCACCGGAGGGTATGGATCAGGACTGAAAAGATGATAGCATAGAAAATAACAATTGACAAGCACTAGTAGTGGATGTATAAAGAGGTTAAAGGAGGTGATTCAAATGAGAAAGACTCTATACCTAGAAAGAGAGCATGATGATTGGGTTAGTGGTGAGATGAAAAAATCAGGTAGATCTTACCCGGCTGTTATAAGAAGGTTAATAGAGAAGGAGATTGAAAAAGATGAGGTACTTAATAATATTTTACCTGCTAACAGTGACAGGCTGCGCTAAGCAATACTCAGACACACAGTGTTTAGAGATGCAACCTAGAGTAGACACAGTTCAGAAGGTATTATGGTTTAACACACATTGCAAGGCTCACAAGATGGTTGGAAAGAGAAACGTAAAGTACATAAAAGTAAAGCGAGTAGGTGGAAGGTCCTCTACTTACAGGGTGAGTTGGTAATGGGAGCTAAATTATGCATATAACAGAGTTTGAAAAATCAGAAGCGTACTTAACCGAGGAGAAGTTAGGTGACATCCTCATCACACTCTACCCAAGTAATGAATTCATACACAATAGGGTGGTGCCAAACTCTGGGCTAAAGAACAGGCCTGACTACAGATGCGACGATTTAATGCTGATAGTGGAGTTTGATGGTCACTACCACTTCACCAGCCCTAAGACCATACTAGCAGACGTTAAGAAGGATGTTGTTTACGCATCTATGGGGTACAAGATAATTAGGGTGCCATACTTCATACAGATAAACCGCTGGTCCGCAGGCCTGTTCTTTGACAGCAACTATTGTGACAAACTTAAGGTGGAGGACTTCCCTCATGGCTTTATCACTCTAAATTCAGTGTTACCAGCAAGTTACTGTTCCATGGGTGTTGTATTGTTCGAGAAGTGGTGGGGTACTTTATGTCTGGCTGAGATGGGAGAATTCGTTACAGAAAGAAACATATGGTTGCAGGTTGTACACTACGGCAGGGACCCGGCAGAGGTGTTTCCATTGTCATTCATTGAAAATAATAAAGAAGTGATGAAAGCGGTAATAGAGTACGGGTACCCGACCTAGTAATAAGTAGGTGTGCCCGTGACAAAGTGTCACGGGCACTGGGAGAGGAGAGATGGTACTTTATACGCAGGTAGTGGCAGAAGTGTCAAATGCCATCGCCTCACCGCTGGAGATTTTGGTGGTTGCAATACCAGAGAAATCAGGTACAGATGCTTCGTCGCCGACTGCCTGTTCGAAAGTCAGCTGACCAGCAACTACTGCACTGATCTTTAGTACAAGTGGATCAAGACCACCAACATAATCAGCGTAACAGACCTGACCTACAGTAAAACCATTTTCAATAAACAGAGATGCTGAATCAGTACAAGTTGCACCAGTACCAGTATCAGCAACAAAAGTAAGATCAGTTCCTCCGCGATGGTTTTCGAATATTGTAGACTGACCTGCGGGTGCGATGTCGAGTGTGAAACTGTAGGCTTCAGACTTAGTGGCAGTAGGGGCAGACATTGTCCCTATCTGCATGTAACCTCCAGGATTACTTATCAAATCTAAACAACAAAATGAGCAGTTGTCCAGATAGAACCTCATATCAGTGACTTTGGTTGCATTAAGCGCCCACTTACGGAAAGCTGCCTGAGTTGGATCCTTCAGGGTAAAATTACCCCCACAGCTTACGGTATCATAAGTAAGTCCGGAGGACACCTGAATATCAACAGGCACACCAAACTCCGAAATGATAGTCATTGAGCTCGTCCAACCAACTGGAAGAGTCATGCTATTCAGACCACGTACAAGAACTTCATCAGACTTACCAGCATAGATCATCAGCTTGGATGCCTGGGCTACTACAAAATTTCCTTCCTGAGCCATAATAATATCTCCTAAAATTTGAATGGGAGGAGTATCGTGTTGACAGTCCACCCTTTAAAGTCTTTATCGGACAGCGGCCTTGGAGATCCATACAAGACACCGTTAACAGTATTAATTGCTAAGGTGTCTACGAAGTCCTCGAACTCACTTGTCTCTTTCATTCCAGAATACTCTCTTGTCCATAAAGATATATCTAGGAACTTGTCTGTGATGAATTCCCTCAAACCCATACCAGCTTGTTCTTTACCTATACCAGTTATATTCAAAAGAATAAACGAATTTTCTTTACTTTCCAGATCTGGTTCTTTTTCTCTTGGGTAGATAACGTCGTGAGCTAGAGTGTAGTTACTTTCAAAATAAGCTACAACCTCTTGTCTTGCTTCCTCAACAGTTAGTCCACCAATAAGACAACTCATTATATCATACCTCCAGTACTGGTGCCGTACAGCCAGCCACTCCTATTCCAGTGGATCTTCTCTTTAGCTGTGGCTAGGGCTCTTCCCGGGGCGTTTACGTCCCTTAGTTTTACTCCTGCTTCTGCAGTTCTCCAGTGTGGGGCATTTATGTACTTAATTTCAACTCTGTCACTCATACTAAAAGCAGGATCTGTAGCAAAATTATTGAACCATCTGTTGTAAGTTGACGCTATTCCAATGGCGTATTCGTCACCTTTCTGCTTGATTCCGCCGTAAGACTTACCTAGTTCGTGCCAATTGTTGTGGGCCTCCTCTAGATCAGTAGCTACTCCGTCTCCTATACCGTTGACCTGAATTCTCAAGTTAGATACAAGATAACCAGAATATTGTGGGGTCTCGTAAGCTGCTACGGTGTAGGCGTTTATAACCTCTTCACGCAGTACTTCCTTAACGCGCTTATCAGATATTTTACTTTTCGCTATCCTCAAGTGCCGCATAAGGCCAGGCATATCAAAAGAGAAATTTGCCATGGTTTAACTCCTCCGGCAGTGCAAAACATTTACTGCACCGTCTAAGTACTTATGTACTACGCTAAATACTCCTACAGTATCACCTACCTCACACGGATGCAGTGTGTTTACTGTGTAGTCTCCATCCTCTATCTTAACGTAGTCCATCCTTGTGTTCTCGAAAGACTTAAGCCTCTCTTCAACAACACATAGAGAAGAAGTTGTTACATCAGCACTTGTCTCAGTTACAGGGTCGTACAATCCTTTAACTGTTATGTCAAGAGTCTGTAAGGCAGAAGGGATATTGACTAACTCTGTAACAGCAAACCCAAACTCATCAATGTGGGAGTCTGAACTTGCTCTGTAATAATTTGCGCCGTTTACCAGATACGTCCCAGCAGTAACCGGCGCAGATGATGGTAGCATTGCAGTGTATCCACCTAGGTAATCAGATGAATCTGACAGGACCTCTCGTCTGGTATAATGTATTGTGCCCCACTCAGTAACACCTGCTGAAGAGTCAAGGATCTGCTCTACAGTCTTTACCGCGTAGTTTCCATCCGTTGGTATTATTGGTCGCTTTGTTCTGACGACGTAGTCTCTGAAGAAGTCTACAGATTCTTTAGCTGTCAGGAACACCTCACCTGTCTCGACTTGAATTACAACGTCAGGTACTGCGACGTCAGCAGATGTTTCTAATATCCTGCGTCTAGAAGTTTCCCCAGATCTAAGACTGTCGTTAAACGGCAACACCTGCCCTGCGAATTCATTCTCACTATTTATATCAGTGAAGATTGTTTTATTGAATGAGGCTGCTGCTTCTTTAAGCGAAATCATTAGCCTGTTACCGGGTCGTAAGTTGGCTTCACTGCAGTTAAGTACGGGGTTGCCGCGGCAGCAGTTTGATCACCAATAGACTCAAGATCATCTTTTAACTGTTTGAGTTTCTCTGTTATCGCCTCTATTACAGAGGAATAGGTTGAAGCGTCAGAAAATCTAGTTAAAGTCACCTTGGAGTCGCTCAGGGTTTTAGGCGCTCTCATACTTAGTGACACGGCAACCTCTAAGGCCACTGAGTAAGTAGAGAACAGTCTTGTCAGGTTATACGCTGTAGAATCAGCAGACGGGTCCAAAGTCAAAAACACTGTCTTTATAGGATTAAGGGATGCCTCTGCTATATCTATGCCGTCAAGAGCCAGCTCAAGAGAGTTAGCGTATAACTCCAAGGAGAGCACAGTATCGGGTAATGTGTCAGTTGACATCCCAATAGTACTTCTGACCTCGGCGTATGACGTGTAGTCTGCTATATCAATCATTACTTCGCAGGCTTAATAAGGCCTGCTGAGATTTGCGATTTGAGCCAGCTGTCCATTTTACATGGCACAGGCTGCCCGGGGTTAAACCTTACGTTTTGAAAAGGGTGTACCATAACTGCTATTACGCACAAGAAAAGCTCTGGTTCAGCAACTTTTGGTTTTGGTTCAGCAACTTTTGGTTTGGTCTTTGCTTGTGTGGTTCTCTTAACAGGCATTGTATATCTCCTCTGTAATGTGTATTTTAGTTTCTACTGACTTAAGCCCTTACTCGAAAGAGTAAGGGCTTAATAACCGCTTTAAACTACTAACTTAAGTAGTTGTCAAGGAAAGCGTATTGAAGGCTTCTGAATAATTTCTGTACAGGAGCATCCCACGGTCGAAACGGTAGGAAGTGCTGCGCTTGGTTGGTTCCGCAAGAATCCCCGCGTAATCAACAGCAGAACTGGTTACCTTTGTGAGAGCACTACGAGATTGAAGTCCCATCATAGTATTAGCAGGCCATCCAGAGTTCTCATCCATAACCACGATTCCAACATCTTCAGCCATTGCTGGATAAAGGATCTTGTACGGTACGTCAAGGCGATCTGTGGAGTTGTTCATAACATTCGTTGGGCGTCCGTCACGAACCTCAACAGCCTGCACTGCAGCGTAATCAGTTACAATCTTATCAGGAGTCATGGTGCGAGACTTAGAATAAAAGTACTTATTCCATGCAATCTGACTAACCGTACCATTAGCAGTAATGGTAGCGTCGAGGGTGTCAATCTTTGTCTGAGCAAGGGCAGCAGTGCCGTCATCCATTGGAGTATTTACACCGTCAGCGGAGCCGTTCAAAATAACAAGCATCTGAGCAATCCACTCATTATAATCGGCTTGGCGATAAAATTCCGCCATCGTCATGGTGAGTTTATCAATACCCATGAACATAGCCTGGTCGCTTACTTCAAGCATGAAGGCTGATGCTGGGATGGTGCGCTGAATATCTTTTGAGGTGATAGAGAGGACAACATTAGGCTCAGCGTTCTGGGCTACTCGTCCAAACTCAGCGTCTCGTGGACCGCCTTTTCCGTTAAAGTTAATTACAGGTTGCTCGATACGGGTTCCTGCTACAGTCTCACGAAATCCTACCAAGGATTCAAAGGCAGAGAGTGCGCCAGTTGTTTCCATTCGCATATCGGATTCAACAGCTTCCATAATTGCAGCTGGGAACAGGATACGAGAATCTGGGGTGCCCGGGGCAGAGGTAAAAGTACCGCCAGTCTGATTAGTATCAGCAGCGATAGGATCAAGAATCTCTTTAAGGGTAGAAGCTGGTTGGCCGGTCTCGGCATCAGCTTTAAACCGCATACCTGCTGATACACACATCTGACGAAAAGTAGATGGTTGATCAGAGGCAGTAGGGTATTTCTGGTTAACAAGCTGATTGAAGGTGAGCTTCTTCTCAGCTGCTTCTTTGTGCAGGGCGATTCCGTTCAAGTCAAGCTCGAACTTGTCACCTTTTTTGTCTTTTAAATTAAGCATTATGTCAAGTCTCCTTTAATCTTTTGCGATGACAATGTCAACGCCGGTTGTACCACCAGTTATGGCTCGCCATACTTGAGTACCAGCTGCAGCATCAGCAATCAAAGCGTTAACAGCCGTAGCTATTTGGGCACCAGTTGCGGCGTCAATAAGATCTGCGATTACCGCTTTGGTTGATACTACTCCCCAAGAAGTAGGAGCAGTTCCAGCCGCTGCGTTTGCACCAGCTTCAACAACATCACCTATGGCTACTGCGCCAGAGGTTGTTACACGGCAGGTGCCTTTTTCAAGGATAGCTGCTACTACCCTGCCGTTTGAGGTTGATGTTTCGATAGAATCGATCCAACCATAAATGGCGTCTCCATCTGCGCACAGATCTACTGCATTGGCAGTGGCTGAGAGCTTGACAGGTTTTCCTACGTCGGCATCAGCAGTTGCTGCTGTGAGTCCTACCACTTCCCAAGGACGTCTATGCTGGGATGCTCCCCCTTGTGGGGCAATTACTACGTTAGGCATCTTGTGCCTCCTTATAAGTTAAGTTTACCAGAGCTTATTGAAGGCATTAGCCTCAGCACGGGTTTGTGTTGACTTTTTCTCTGACTTGTCCTCTTCAGGAACCACACCACCAACTGGCATAGACTTCTGAAAAGTGTCTGAGATTGATTCATACTCTTTCATAATAGCCTCAGGTTTCCAATCTGACATATCTACAGCCGTGAGGGACAGCGCGATACGCATTACAGAAATCTGATCATTAATTACAGCTACCAAAGGTTTTGCTTCTTCAGCCTTAGCTTCAAGGTCTGATGCCAGCTTAACTACTTTAGCCTCAAGAGATTCAATACTCTCAGCTGCTGACGCTAGGTCAACTTGAGACTTATCGAAATCTTCTTGGAGTTGAACAAGAGATTCGTCAGTTGCCTTCGTCTCTTCTTCCTCTTCAACTTTCTCAACTGGTTTCTCAAGAGATTCCAGTTTAGCCAGAAGCTCTTCAGAAGGTTTCCCTTCAGCAGCTTCGAACTCTCCCATGAGAGCTGTTGCTTCATCGCTAGACTCCAAAGCTTCAAGTCTTACAGTGATCGCACCTTTCTCTTCCGGGGCGCTTTCGTTTTTCTTGATTACAAGTGCAGCAAGTGCAGTCTTGTCCAATTTCTTACCAGGCATGTTAGGTCCTCCTATTAGCCATTATTCCCAGCTATCGTCTTTGACAGCCTGGTTATCTATTATAAAACATATTATTACTGTCGGCTGCTTCAAAGTCAAGCACTTTCTGCGCTGCGACCATTGCCGCCGCCATTACTTGATTAAAATCTGCTATACCATCAACAAGTCCAATACTCACAGCTTGTTCACCTATAAATGTGCGACCGGACTTGATCTCGCTGAGGCCAGTAAACCGCAAACCGCGCATCTCAGAAACGAAATCATAAAATTTATTTGCCATATACATTACCTGAGCCTGGATGTAAGTCTCATTCTCTTTGGAAAGCGGCTCGTACTCGTTGCCAGCCATTTTCTTTGCTCCGGACTTTATCACCTTAACGTCATACCCAGCTTCTTTCAACATCCGTGCTCTTGAAGCTACTATCCTAACCACCCCGACGGATCCAACGGTTGTGAGGTCGTCTATATGGAAGGTGTCTGTTGAGATTGCTTGGAACAATGCAGCGCTAGCAGTTGTTGAAGAAGAGTGAGAGAAGGTTGGAATATCCAATGAACGTACAAAATCAGAGTGCCCTCTCATCCCACTCACATGACCACCTGGCGAATTCCAGTCGTAAACAAGTGATTTAACTCCGTATTCTTCGATAGCTTCCAAAGCAGCCTGCTTCAATTCATTGTAAGATACAAGTCCTGCCCAACGGTTGTATTCCGAGTCTCTGTTGGTGAGCATCCCACTTGCGGAAATTATACCTACGTTCTCATGCACTGTAAGGAGGCAAGACTCAGGAGCTTCTTTTCCTGAAGTCTCATAGGCGACTACGTCGTCGTGAGCTTGGAAGAAATCCCCGTCATACCCTTTCATGATTGCTAATATTTCTTTGCTCATATTATTTTCCTGAGTTCTTTCCTGGTACTCCTGTAGGTGCATCACTTTGGGTATCTTTAGTATTTTGAGTGCTGTCTGATTTTCCTGATGCTGTGTCCACGCTAGTGTTTGAATAACTGTTGTTTTTTGTGTCTACTGGGCCAACGTCAAACATTGTCCCAGAAAGCGGTTTATACCCTACTGGAGGAAGAGTCCCTGTAAGTTCGATTGCTACTTCCTCGTCTGAACGTAAGCCAAGAGACAGCTCTTTTAAAAGTCTAGCCTGCCTCATTACAAAAAATGATTCTAATTCGATAGACGGCCTCAGATCGATGGCAGCAAATTCAAATTTAACATTCGCATCTTGCCCCATCAGTTTTATGGCTAAGGTGAATGCCCGGGAAAGCAGTATGTTCAACTCATTCTGAGCCGCAGTCATAGCTTTCAGGAACAGCAGTGACTCAGTACTCCCGTTTGCACTTGACTCCCCTCTGCCGATAATAGACGGAAGAATCTTAGCTCCGGAAGATAGCTGACCTGAAATTAATGACTGCAGGACTGCTATGCTTCTGTCTTCTGATCTGTTGGCATTGCTTATGTCTGAGGCTTTAATGGTGTCGAAAAGTACTAGTGAGCTTTCCGGGGATAAGGTCTCTAATTGCGCTTCAAGTGATGCCACAGTTTCTTTAGCTCTTTCAGCAAGTTTCTTAGTGTCGTTCTGATCTTCTAAGGATAGCGTCTTGACCCACGCTTCAGAATCAATAGTGATAGTGAGTCGTTGAAGGAGATTCTTTGTTGCAGCACGTCTCAACGTATCAGCAAATTCAACATCCCACATGGAGGGCTGCAGTGCAGTTTGCAGGGGACTCTCTGCATACGGAGTATCGCCAGTCTGCTGAGTGGCCGAATAAAATATAGTTGGGTAGTTTAGATGAACTTCAGAATCTTGCTTTGTCTTATATACTGGATATGTCGTTGTTTTATTGTCAGCCCATTTAATCTGTGATGTGTCAACAGATTTAATATATGAAGGTAGTCTTGACTTATCTAACACTAACTCTGCCATCATCCCACCATACCTGAAGGAATCAAATAGAAGTGAGGCCGACAAGGAACGAATATCTGTTGATCTCGTAAACATCGTGTAGTCAGGAGATTCTCTATCCCAGTGAGCTGACAGCAATTGCGCAGCTTCTGTTCCTGGAACGGAGATCCTGCCTAAAGAGTCGTAAGCTACTACGGTATAATTTTTGGATATGGTTGTTGATATCTTTGTGGCTACTGCTTGGGATAGATCAGGAGAGACTCGACAAAGCCTAGCTACTGCTTCACCCATATCTCTTGAGCTACGGGCGAAATTAGATCTGTCAAGTGATAATGTGTTCTGAGATGAATTTGTTACAAGAGCTGACTTAACACCACCAAGGTACGGTGGCGGAGCCTGCGCTCCTGGCTTTACTTTTATTTTAGCCTTCTCAGTTGTTGCCATGTTTTCGCCCGTTTAATTAATTATAGTGTTACTTCTACACCTGGGGTTTGTAAAAGTCAAGTGGATTAAACTTTGCTATTTTTTATATTATATACAGCCATTGGTGGGCCAGCAGCGAAAGTATTTTTAGACAGCAGCCTCGATGCCATGCTGCAGTAAAGGCTTGAGTGGTGAATATGATCCTCCGCCTTCCCGTTAGGCTTCATCCATCTGTAACTTACGAACTCGTCTTCACTGCCTCTGTAATCCCTCTGCCTGGACATAACAGACAGTTGGTCAAGCACCAGGTTGTCCATTGAAGATGCCTTGTACGCTATGAGCCCATTTACTACCTGGTCTGCGAAGTAATCAAAGGCTGGAGTCATGTTGATGTTTATTATTTTAATGTTTCCTACTGCTTCATCTTCTTTTGACTTCAATGAGAACAACTCTAACTTTTTCGCTGACTGTGATGAGTTTGCATAAACAGCTGCCCAGGTGTTTGGGACTGTGTTTACAAAGTGAGCTGTTAACTCTGTGTAAGGTAGTAGATCTATAACTCCTGACACACACCTGTACTCCCTTAGGAGCTTTGGCAAATCTATTCGAATAGATTTAAGTGGTAGAAACTCCACCCGGTGAATGTATAATCTTCCTTCTATTATGGATCCAATGGTAAGGCATGAGTGCTTGCCGACATCCAGGCCAAATACGTTAAGTTGTCCGGCTTCGTGGTTCTCGAACTTCACTTGGGTTATATCTAATGCGTTCTCACGGGCTGATATTGGTTCAGCCAAGAACTGACACTTGAACTCATTCCTGTCGTCCATTTTTACCATATCTGTGATCAGATCAGATGGTTTAACGTAGTGAGGTAAGTCAAAAGGGCCTATTTTCATGCCACGTTTTGGTAGATTTGGAGACTCTGCTACGTTAACCCACTCAGTGTGAGGGTGGCCGAATGGTGTAGGTTTGTGGCATCTTGGGCACTCTAAGTAGGATTTTGACACGTCAAGCTCTAGGTTAGTTATTTTACTGAGTGTCAGTGCCTGAAGTGGGTCGTTGTAACCCGGCAACTTAACATTCTCCCAGAAGTTTGGGAAAAATTCGTGATTGCACCGCTCACATTTCAGTATAGCCTGCCAGATGTGACCGCACTTCTGAATTTCCAAATCTATATCTGAGTCTTTAAATCTTGGTGAGCTGAAGTATATGGTGGATTTGTGTTCCTGATGACGTTGACGAGCTGCCATGCTGGAGAGTGTCTTCATTGAGATGTATTGCAGTTCGTCAGCAACTATACATCGAAGAGGTCTTGAGATTGTTGTTGATTTTGACGTTCCGGACCCTGACAAACCAAATATACAGGAGCCGTTTATGAGCCGCTTAAGTGATGCTGAGTCCACCTTCCTATCTTTCATGGCCTTAAGTGTAGGAGACCCGTCGATTATACTAGCTAGGCGTATTTTGAAGGTTTCAGAGGTCTGAGTTAGAGACGGCATCACAAGAGCAGCTGAAAAACCAGGTATCGTGGCGGCGTAAGCCATTAATACGCGGTATATAATCTCACTGGCTCCAGCTTGTGCTACTTTATGGCATACAAACTGCACGTCTGGATCTACCAACTCTTCCATCATCTTTAATTGATACTCATGGTGAAGAGTTGTGAAGGGTCTACCAAGTAAGAAGGTTTCCTCGGTTACAAATTTCTTTATCACGTCTTTCTGTGGTCTGATTGCAGTAGTTATTCTAGATAAAGATTGTTTTAATATTGGATTATCCGAGCAGTTCATTCAACTTTTCCGTGAATATGTGGTATTTATCTGAGGGAAATATCTCTTTTGCCGCCTCTATTAGGGCTTGTTCTGTCTTTAGGATCAATTCCATATTTATTACTTCTGCTTGTGTTTTGGTAAGCTCTTTTATTATTGCAGTCAGCGCTGTCATTGCTGAAGCACGGGAGCTGAAGGACTCATCTTGATCTTTAGATGCTTGCTCAGCAAGTCCCTCTATCCTAGTGAAATGAGCTGTTATCTCTTTGTTTAGGTCTATTTGCATCGATGGATGTAACTCCTGGAGGATTTAACGGTCATTGCATTTATCTCGGCTAAGACTGCTAGGACTTCTGAGGTAACTTGATTCCCACCCCTGTGAAGTGCCATGTGCAGGTTGTTAGTTAGCTGAGATAGGTCGCCTAGCATTTCGTTAGTGTTTCTGTATTTCCCATCTCTGTGGGTTAAGTTCTTGAATTCCTCGTCTGAGAGGTTATTTGGTATTTGCATTTGGGTATTCCTTGTCGATAGCTCTGCGAATAAGTTCTGACACAGTTAGACCTGTTGATGCTGAGATTGATCTTAATCTTTCTCGTTGAGGCGGTGTTATCGTCACCCCTACCTTAATTACTTTTAGTTTTGTACGTTTCATATTGGTAGTATTACAGTACGGAATACCTCTTTGTCAATATCTTTTTGGAAAATATTTCTGGAATACCTCTTTACAGTTTGGTATCTGAGTCGAACAGTGCTCTAATGAGGGCCTGGTTCCATAAGTACCACAAAGCGGTACCCGTCAACCGTAAACTTTGTTTACGCCAGTGTAAACTTTGTTACCGTCAACGTTGTTCACACTTTAAGCGTTTCACTTTTTCGTCTCAAAACATTTATAACGTAATGGCACGGTAATTGTTGCAAGCTATTATCATGTAATACCTAACACATTGATAGAGTGTAAAAATTTTTACGCGCTGGCGATGCAGATTGAAGCAATCAAATCTTCATTATGATGAATAAAAGTAGTGCAATATTTGGCAAGGCATGTTAATATTGCATTGTTCCATTTAGATTAGATAAGATTTATTCAACTTCACAAAGGCGGACCCAATGCAAGAATTCTTTTCTCAGTCAATTTATGTAGCACTACTTGGAATTAATATATGTGTGTATTCTATAGTGTTAGCTATCATAAGCACTATATAACAGCTAAACAGGAGACGCACAATGTACGCATATAAAAATCTTTATTCTGCTATTGCAGAAGCTTACCAACAAGGCGCCATATCCACGCGCCTTTCGGGGTGGATAAATCTAGACGTCTGCACGTGCGGTGCGCCCACTCACGTGGGTTGTTGTTGGTAGTCAAGCTTTAAAGCCGACTAACTTTTGATAGTCGGTTGATCTTCTCTACATGCTAGATTATAAGCAAACGGAATTACAGCTCTGTGACAAGGGTATCACCCTTGTGATTCTTATAACTCCCATATCTAGCCTTCACGCTTGTCGTGGTCACATAAAATAGTTGAACGGCTAGTTAGTAAGTAGTCAAGCAAGATACTTACTGGTTAGATCATCAAGATACCACATTGTTTTAACCTTCAGTAATTTCAAATTTGCAGGCATTAACACAAAGAAAAAGCGCACTTATCCCTTCTCTTTCCCTTGTGCCTGTACCTCTTTCACATAACATTTATTTTCTCATTATCTTGGTAGAATAAAGCCCGACTATTTTCGTGATAATTATTCTGTTTATTTTCTTTTTCTTGTTCTTTTTCCTAGTTAATAAAAAATTTTTCTTGGAGAAATAAAAATGTCAAACAATCAATTTAGTAAAGCAGTAGAAAGTTTTAAAACTTATTCCCTCACAACCGCTAATTTTTTCTCTTCATGCCGCCGACAGGGTATGACTAGAAAAGATTATGAAACGTGGTCGGTGCAAGAGTTGTGTGCTATGTCAGACGTTATAAAGGAGTACGCGTTTAAAAAAGACGGTTCGGTCAAAACCGTCTCTGCCGTCTGGAAAAACTTTACTCCCGCTAAAAATAAGGCGGACCGCGGTACATTAGACTGGTCTATAGCTTTCGCGAATAGCAGTATGGTAGGTTATTCAAACTATCTGAAAGCAAACGGCCTTGATCCAAAAACTTGTAAAGCGGCACCTGTATTATTGTATCCAGTACTTGAGGCCGTTGTTAACGAGGCCGCTGTGAACGAGGCCGCTGTGAACGAGGCCGCTGTGAACGAGGCCGCTGTGAACGAGGCCACCGTGAACGAGGCCGCTGTGAACGAGGCCGCTGTGAACGAGCTAACAAGCTTAAAAGAACAGGTAATGGGTAAAGAAGAGCATTTCTTGACCGTACAAAAAGCGGTACTTGCTATCATATCGGGAGTCAACGAGAAGAAGACAAAAGCTCAATTGCTCGAAGCAATCAATGAGATTGAAAAAATCGTTAATTGTTAATACTAACTATAGTAAAAATTCAAGTTACTAATTTTAGTAACTTGAATAGCCGGACAAAGAACAAGAAAAAGAAAATAAACGATTTTACTAAAATTTAGTAAAAATAACCGTTAAGCGATTAGTTCAGAATCGTTAACGGAATTTTTGCGTTTACTGGATTTTAGTAAGTTTTCAGAATTTACTAAAATTTAGTAAAATTTGCTAGTATCCACGCCTTGATTGGAAAGGATAACCAGCAATTACATTTTACTAAATTTTAGTAAACGATATTACGTAATTCACTTGTGAGTGAATGTATCGGAAAATGAAATAAACAGAATATGCTAAAATGATTGGGTAATATTTTGGGTTAACAAAACTGAAATACTTGGAATGTTGAGCCGTAAGAATGTTTTCTATGAAAATGTTTGAGGCATGTCACTCGATCTAGCGAAAAGAACCAGCCTAGCAAGCTGGTTCTGATTTGCCAGCACAATTGCGTGGTGGCAAATTGGAACCAACTAACTTTTACTCTCTCCAGAGAGTAAACATTTAAAGAAGTGATGTCAAGAATCCTAAACTATAAAAGGAGAATGATGATGACAAAATTCTTAGCAGTATGCAAAACAATAAGAAAGAACGAGAAATTCAAACGTGCCGCATTAGTAAGTAGCATGGACGGCCTACAGGACGCCCTGTGTGTCCCTTACAAAGAAGGCGTGAATTTGTATGCCTTAGTATGCCTTCATCCGTTTGAAGGCGTGAGCGGACAGCAATGGGCAGCAAGACACCTATTTGGCGGCGGATCGTCGGCAATGAAGAAATTGACAAAATTTGAAGTGGAAATAACGCCAATAATTGTGAAAGAGGAATCACGCTCGATAAGAGCAGAATTTGAGCGTTCATGCGATCCTAGGATGATCGGCTTGGGAAGTAAAGAAACAAGACTATGTAATATCTTATAAAGGAGAAAACGTATGGAAATAACATTTGAGTATTATTGTGTGCTGAGATCACACTCATGGAGCCGTCACAAAGCATATGCAAAGAGAAACAAGAGAACACATTACCCGTTCTTCTCCTATTACTTATCGACCTAACTTTTTACTCTCTCTGGAGAGTAAACTTTAATAAAGACAATGTAAAGTAGAAAATACATTAATTTCAGAAACAAGCCCTAACAAATTAACCTAGCAAATCACTATCCAACAATTACAGTTAGTTAGAAATAATTCTAACTAGTATCACCACCTAACACACTCAAGGAGAAATAAAATGTCACTAGAAGATGTAATCCGGGAAGTTCAAAAAGAAATTGATGAAGAATTCAACTGGGATCTTGAACCTGAAACCGAACTTGACTTCGAATCTTAAACAAAACAGCCGATTAAACCCACCTAATCGGCTGTTCACGAGGAAAACTATGAAATGTCTTGCCCTAGTATACTGGATCGTTTTATTTGCTGTAGCAGGCCAATTTGACTACAACGAGGAAATAGAATGCGAAACGCAATCAGAATTGCAATCGAATCTCCAACCTACTGGCTTTTCAAGCCAACAATCCGCTTGGAAATAGTAAAGCACATCTACTCAGGAATAAAAAATCTTCCGTTAGATTCCCGTTTATATTCAATAAAAGGAAGTTTACTAACCTTATCATAGAAATGATTTCTAGTCTCAGCCTCAAGATCATTTTCCAAGCAATATCCTTGATATTTAAAATATGCTTCAGATCTAAGAACTTTGTTCTGAAACGTCTGCATGATGTAAACTATAACTGAAACTGGTTTATGCTTTATTTCTGATTTCAGTATCTCTGAGTAGCACCTGATACTTATGTTTGCAGCTTTAGAAGTAACACTCATTTTACCAGCATCATCAACAGCCAATTTATGATAGTGATCGCCCATGTCTTTCAGCTTGTCTAAAACTTCATCTCGATATTCCATGTAATTTCCTTTAGTTACAAATTAAAATTCACTCCCAGCCGAGTTAGGCTACCCTAATGCCAAGTGGCTGACACTTTCCGGCACTTTCCTGACAGTGGGATAACCAATGTCAGTATGTCTAAGATCCAGATTCCTGACACTTTTTACAAACAATCCTCCTATAGAAAAATTTTTTCAAGGGGTATGCGACAAACAGTCCGATAACGGCAAAAACAACCGTTTCACTACAATGTGGTATCTTTTTAAAAAATATTTTTCATATAATAGTATTTAGTAATAAAGTGTCAGGATTCTGGATCTTAACCATACTACCATTAACTATCCAACTGTCAGGAAAGTGTCGGAAAGTGTCAGCCAAGGGCTTTGTCAGCAAAGTGTCAGGACTCTCTAACACATGGAGCAACTTAAATCTCCAAACAGATCCCATTAAAGTACCTCCCATCTTCCTTACGTTCTGCGAACACATTATTGACCTCTTCAACCTTATTATAAAACTCGTTTCTTGATACTTGCTCCATGCTACCATCAATACAAAACTCTTTATATTTATCCCACATCCCTGTCCTTAGAACTTTCATACCGTGACCAATTCTACACTTATCAAGTATGAACGTTTCAACTGAGTCTACAGACTGAGCCCAAGACCGAAACAATTCTCCACTATGTGCATCAACCGACTTGTTTTCAATCCACATCTTAACACCGTTTATCAGCCAAGCAAGAACTCCAGGTAATTCATGAGCAATTATCCCTACCTCCATCCCATCTATAACTTCATTGTGGTTATGTTGAAATTCAACTATAAACCCAGACAAACGTCTTTCAATCTCACTAGAGAATGAATCCAACCTAGGCCAAGCATTCATACTAACAACAAAACTACAGGGACACTCAAACTCAACCGTATCCCTGAATAAATTCCTTCCGGACATCAAGTCCCGACCTGTAGCCATTTTGAATCCGGCCGTGTTCACTGGCTTATCATTTCTACCTGTGTTTTTCTTAACCTCCGGAATGAAATTAATAACTGAGTCCTTCAAACCAATAACCCGCTCCAAAACATTAAGCATACCAAAACTCAAAGCAGTAACGCGACCTCTGGGTAGGATGCTCAACATGATTCTTTGTAGAGTTCCTTTACCAACTCCACCTGGACCCTTCATTACAATAGCCTGTTGGAGATCAGTAAGGCTTCCACACATAGCCAACCCAAGTCCTTTTTGCAGACATTCAACATTAACCACATTATGTAATAACTGATCAAACATTGGAGTTTTCATTTCAAAATCAGGTTCGAAGGTCAATTTGAATCTGGCCCCTAAATCCTTATCATATGGAATACTATCAACAGAAGGTTTGTCACCTACAACCTCTGTCCTCCAGAAGCTATTAGAACATGGGAAGCCGTGAGAGCCTCTCCACGCGTCAACTTTATTTCCAGCGGTAGCTAGGGTGTGTTTTACTACTTGAGCATACTGAGAGCCGGTACGGCACAGCTTGACCCCTTCATACTTAGTGCCGACAGCCTTTAATAAGATTCCATTATCCTTTTTATTCCAGATAGTCTTATCAAAAGCATACATTTCACCGCCAAAAACTCTGTAGTCTTTAAACCCTTTAAGTATATCAACAGATAAACGATGGTGGGTTGACTCTGGATTAATTGTGTTAGCATCATCTTCCTCTTTTATATCTTCAGCTCTGGAAACAACAGCATCCTTTAAATCCAAACGTATGTCTGTTTTAGTGAGGTCTAATTTATCAGCTATCCTACCAGCCAGCTTACTTTCAGAGGCCTTGCTGAGTTCAGTCTTAAGTAAAAACTCCTCATACCAATCCTCAATCTCATCTCTGGGAGAGTCCTTAATCCACTGTAACAGGTCAGTAGGGTCGAACTTAAGCTCATAAACTTCGCCGCCGTGAGCAAATGAATTAAGTATGGTACGGTCGTCATTAACAAATATCTTACACTTACCTGCACCGTATTCTGGCTCTAAAGGAGGGCGGAAACCTCCTACCTCGTTCCAGTCATCACCGTTGAGCAGGACGTCAAGAACACTAACTTCACTCATGTCATCCTTAATAAGAAAGTCAGTGCTGAGTAAAACTCCAGCCCTTCTACTTTTGACAGTTCTCTTTGCAATAGATCGTTTAACTCCCTTAGCGGTCAGTCCGTCAATACTAAGAGCATCGTAGTCTTTCTTTACCTTCTGTACTTCAGGAGAGCTCTTGAGGTCATTCAAATAGTCCTTAACCTCGTAGTCATACGCCTCTTTAATGCCGAGCTCGTCAAACCTAGACACAGCCAACTCAGCATCCAGAACTCCTCCAGGGACGTACTCACAGCCGCGAGGAATTGTAGAGTAATCACCCTCAACAGTGCAGTCAGATTCAAAAACCAAACGCTCTGGTGTTTTGACAGCTTCATCAACAACTGTTCTAGCGAGTACATTACCAGATCTTGTGACCATATGACTCTTGAATCTTAACCAAGCAAGCTTAAATAAGTATTCGATAACAAGCTTGTCAGCGTTTCTTACTGGGAAGAATATGTGGAGGCCGTTACTAGACTTCTTACCTTCAGGATTTAGGACTCCTGCTGAAGATGATTCTCTAATCCATCTGCATAAGGTATTCCTTGACTCGCCGTCCTTTCCTATTATGCATCCTGAAAGAACTTCTTCTGTGTAGTCTATAAATTGCCCAACCTCTTCCTCGCTCCATTCCCCATGGGCAGAGCCACCATCAACATCAAGGTACATAAGACTTACTGAGTCTGAGTTGCAGTATTTAAAATACTCCTTAGTGCGGGATATGATTCCGTTTTCTATATCTTCTCTTCCTTTGAGTCTTATCTTAAATTCATCAAGGCCACTAACTCCAAGGACTAGTGCCTTTGATGGTTGAGCTCCTAGAGAGGTTATATAATCAGACACATCAGTGATCGGGATGTTTACTGTTCTTCCAGTAGCCCCATAAACAGCCGCCTGAGCTTTCTTACCCGACTCGCTAACACATTTATTTATAGGTCCATTATCATTAGTAATTTCACTTATAATTATATTCATCAACAATCTCCCCAAAGCAATTCTGGGTAGTCAACAATGCCAAAAGTCTTCGAGACAATTATGTGAGCGTTCCTTAAAGTGACGCACTTTATATTTTCCTTGCAGATGTTGTAAGTTGTAGCTCTTGAGATTCCTAAATACTCTGACAATTGGTCGTAATTTAACTTCTTGTTTTTGCGGTAAGTTTCAAGCTTCATGGTCACCTCTGTTTTATATATAGAATATTTTGTTGACTTCTGTGAACCTACAAGGTAGTTTAGCTGAAGTCAAGTGTAAATGTTGAATATGCAGCAAACCATTCGTCAACGAATGGAAAACTAAAAGGAGAGCAAAATGAGAATGGAAATGAAGTGCGTGAAATGTGGCGGAGATGACCTCTCAGTAGAGGACACTTCAGTAGAGTACGTTGAGCATAAAGAGGCCTTAGGAAGTGTGGTAGCTGTGTATCAAGACTCCTCATTCAAAGCAGCTCACATAGAGCCAAAGGATACCTTCTTTGCTGGTGAAGAAGGCACCCACATACTAGTAAACTTAACTTGTTACTCTTGTGGCGCTGAGATGACTCTGTATGTGTCAGCACCAACTGGTTATGGGGTGGAGGTTGGGCTAGATTAATCGTCTATTGCTCAACTTATTTCGTGAGGTTGGCTGAGATGGTGGCGGAAGAGTGCGAGGCATCCGTTGAGAGCCTCGACTTACTTTCTCAGATGCTGCAGGACATCCAACACAAATTAGAGGGTACTGATTTTCAAGCTGAATCTGAATTAGCTTCAGAGAACATTAAGAAGTTGAACGCTTTAACAAAACTATTCGTAGGCGAATAGAAAGGAGAACAAAATGGACGTAAATATATCAGAGACGAGATTAGTAAAGAGAGGAAATAAGAATCTGTTCAATAAGCACTTGTTTATGTCTGGTGATAGGGAAGAAATCTACAGCGGGGACATAATTGAGTTTAATATCGCAGATGAAGTATATCCCTACTCTGGTACCGTCTCAACATTGCAAGGACTAAGAGTAGAGTGTTTTAACACGATTTTAAACCAATGGGTGTATCATAACTTGGTAGCATAATTAACGTTCACCCAGGTTGCTGGGAAACAAGGCAAAATAAATGAAAAGGAGAAACAAAATGAAAACTTACATCACGGTAGAGTGTCCAGAGCAGGATAATATACACAGGTTCATATTGAATGCTGTGTCTTTACAGTCAGGGCGGTTGAGAGTAGACAGAGCGTTTATGAAGTTTGGTATCGAACCAATGGTTATTACATCTGACTTGCGTCCTGATTGGCACTTTAATAAATACGGAGTCCTCCATACTGTAACTATAAATAACAAGTATGAACTACGTGGCAACATGCACACAAAGGCATTCTACTAGATTTAGAATATTAACGTTCACCCAGATCTTTTACTAAATTTTAGTAATCTTCAAAGGAGAATCAAAATGGCATTTCAAACACATTCAGAACCATGTGGTTTCAACCCACACTATAGGCAGGGGTTCGGTGAAGAAGTATCACGAAAGTATGCCTTACTGTGTAAAAATAACAGAGGGCTTACGAGAGCTCTCAGGAAGAGAGCTTATAGAGTTATAGCAGACTTAATCGAAGACGATTTCCCAACAACCGTACAGCTTGGTACGTTTCACCCAGGTTGCTGGGAAACAAGGCAAAATAAATGAAAAGGAGAATCAAAATGAAAATTAAATTAGCTTTAATTATCCTACTTATGGCCTCGACAGTACAAGCAGGCACCCCAGAAGAGGCATGTAAATCCTACCATGAGTTAGCAACTTCATTAATGGACGCCAGACAGTCAGGAGTATCACTAGTAAAAGCTATGAGCATAACAGATCGCAAATTCCTGCAGGACTTAACTATCAAGGCATACAAGCAGCCAAGATACAGCATGGAAGAAAATAAAAAGCGAACTACAGAGGATTTTGCTAACAGAATATATCTGGAATGCTACGAAGCGCTCTCAAAGGAGAAATAAAAATGCTGATGTTCATAATACTGGCAGCAATATCAATCTCAGATATTCAAGAAGCTGTAACAACGCAGGATGTTCAAGTTGAAATAACACAGGAGTAACAAATGTATAAAGAAGGAATGACAGTAAAGGAAGCAGCAGACATGAAGGGACTTAACTCTTACGACACGGCTCTACCTCAGGCATGGGTGGATACAGTGTGTAAAGTACTTCCTGATAACTTGAGCAATCTAATGGGTAACGTAGTCTGGTGTTATCGATGGGAGGCCGTCGATTTCGACGACATTTGGGGACGACCTGTAGCAATATCTCCCCATGGTGAGTTGATTATAGGCTGGTTAGCCGCGGCACTCAAATAGGAGAAATGAAGATGAAATTGTACACAATCACAGCACATAAATTCGATTTTATAGTATTCGCTGAGACTCACCACGAGTTTAAAGAGTTGATGCAAAAAGCATGGAGAATACACCTTGAGGAACACAATATGCAACCCTTCGAATTAGCTCTTGATTGCATGAAAGGGGCAGGGGTAGAGGTTGGTAAAGGGGTACTCCGTAACGGATCCTACATGAACTTAGAGCCTGACAATAGAGAGTACTTCATATGCAAAGTGAGTGGCGTCACTAGCACAGAGGACTTCAGTTACTTCAGTGTAAATAATGGTTTTTCAGATGGTGACGTAGAGAATGTGAGAGAACTACATGTTCCAGAGTCCCTGAGTATAGCCGAAGGCTTAACAATCGTGAGGATAAGATAATGAATGAAATAAGACGTTACAGAGAAACTGAGTCGAGAATCAAAAGGTTGAAAGAGATAATCAAAGACGGCAACTATAAAGTAGAGGGCCTGTCTGTTGGCATATCAGTGGGAGCTGTTGGGGAAGATTACTGTAACGAACTCGATTGCCAGATAACTGACGAAAACCACTCAGAGCAGATACTTAGTCATTTAGTAGATGGCCTTGAAAAGTCTCTTGAGTTTAAATTGCAGATGATGATTAACACTCACAGAACCCTCGGAGAATTCTTAAACGGAGAAATAAAATGACAAGATGGGATGATGAAGGATTACTCGAAGTAGTTGAGATGGTGGCAGAAAATGAGGCAATGATATCCTCAGAAGAAGAATTATCTGAGAATTTCGACAACATGTTAGAAGATATAAACTGTTGTCCGGAGAGGCTTACTGAAACCGACGTCAACTGCATGTTCAACGACTGGAAGGACGGAGAAGCAAAAGACGGAAACATCCACCAAATCCAAGACAATCAATACTGCTACGTAGGAAAATACGGAGAGTGATATGAAAATATACGGAATAATGTCAGCCGAGTTCTCACAGACAAAAAGAGGTAAGAAAGTCTCTAACGGCAGCTTCAAACTTGGTCAACAGGTTAGGATAGAAGATGTAGTGAGGGACAACTGCAGTTGTGTTGAAGTAACACCAACTGAAGCCGGAAGCTACGTCAGTTTCATCGACTACGGAACAGCAGAAGGATTCAAAAACAGTTACTGTGAGGGGTGATATGAAACTGAATACTAAAGTAACCGCGAGTTATGCCGGAAAGCCATGTGGGGAATACACAGTATCACTGCACGCATCAGAAAGTGGTAACCTACTTAGGATTACCCCAACAGAAGGAACGGCCGGACATTGGCAATGGTACCTGGCTACACTAATGGGGTTAGGAGACTACAGCAGCGGACCACCCTCTGACGTGCTGGCTCTAGACTTTGGGATGCGTTGGGAAGTATCCGGGATGATAAATGTTTACAAAGAGATTTTAGACCTCATAAAGGTAGAGGAGTAAATAATGTGTAATTTCTGGAGTTGTATCGTACTAAAAGACAAGACAGTTATAAGTGAGATTGGCATTGACAACCACCACGAGTTGGTTGAGATGTTTAATCTGGAGGACAGCAGTGACATAAGATCACAATTAAAGTTTGCCAAGGTAGAAATAGTACCACCTGAGAACGATCCATTCAAACCCATTAGTGAGTGGAAGTTTGAAGTTGATGAAAGGGTAAAGCCTGAGTGGTTTTCACCTGCGCATGAAGACGTTTGTTGGATTAGGCTGAAAGAAGTATTGAAAGAGGTTTTGATAACCGAAGACGTTGCTGAGTTAACAGGAAGAAAAGGATTGTTTCTGAAAGATTGTGTAGTAGGCAAACTAACAAATTCAGTTGTTCAGAAGATGTTCAACTCTTCAGTTGTTCAGAATATGTCCGACTCTTCAGTTGTTCAGAATATGTCCGACTCTTCAGTTGTTAAGAGGATGTCCGGCTCTTCAGTTGTTCAGGAGATGTTCGACTCTTCAGTTGTTCAGAATATGTTCGACTCTTCAGTTGTTCAGAGGATGTACGGCTCTTCAGTTGTTCAGAGGATGTACGGCTCTTCAGTTGTTCAGAGGATGTACGGCTCTTCAGTTGTTCAGAATATGTTCGACTCTTCAGTTGTTCAGAATATGTTCGACTCTTCAGTTGTTAAGAGGATGTCCGGCTCTTCAGTTGTTCAGGAGATGTTCGACTCTTCAGTTGTTCAGAATATGTTCGACTCTTCAGTTGTTCAGAAGATGTTCAACTCTTCAGTTGTTCAGGAGATGTTCGACTCTTCAGTTGTTCAGGAGATGTTCGACTCTTCAGTTGTTCAGGATATGTCCGGCTCTTCAGTTGTTGTTAGACACATAGGACATACAACTATAAAAGACAACGCAGTGACACTAACGTGGGACACAGGCACAGCTAACCTAACAAGGAGTAAATAATGTCAATTTTCAAAACAGTAGATGAAACCCACAGATCCTGCAACATAGACGCTGTCATGTGGGAGCCTGCTGATGGTATGATAGAGGTAAAAGGATGGTTTGTTGACCGGGCTATTGATAGATTCAACAGTAGTTTACCCAAGGAGAACAAAAATGATTAAGCCAGTAGATATACAAGCAAGTGAGCCAGAGTACATAAAGATGTCAGATATGAAACCCCTTGATATTGGAGTAACGCGGGAAACCAGTAGAACTGTAATGAGAACGGCAAGCCGCAGTAAATTCGAAGTAATGGACTTGTCAATTCCTAGTCCCGGCAGTTGTTGGGGGCGAGACTGTGGTATGTTAGTAAAACTACTCAAATCAGGAACCAAAATAACACTTGAGGTACAATAGAGTCTTAGGGTTAAAGAACTTGAAAATGATGAAATAGGAGAGGCATATGTCCACAACACCAATAGTTTCAAAAGTACTGAATATGTTGAATAACGGTTATTCCTTGGATGAGATCGAAACTAACTTGGAAGAATCAGCTGCTGCCAGGCAGATAGATTTGACTAATGAAGTTAACAAAGCAATACATGAGATTTCAGAAGTAGAAAATGACCTCATACACACACTACATGACATAGAGGAGATTGTATCGAAGAATTCAAGAGTAAAATCAGCACTTCTTGACATAAAATCAAGACTTTAGGATGATAAAACTTTGGTGCGAATGGTGGCGCTTGCGCTGGGAAGGGTTCGACTCTCTCCCGCACCAACTAACCACCAAACAAGGAGAACAAAATGACAAATTGGAGAAAGTGCATAGATATTCTTAGAAGATCTAACTTAAATGATTTTCGCCTGATCGTCTTCGAGCTAGCCAAAACAGACCCGACAGTATTGGTGAAAGTAGTTAAGATAATTCAAGAGAGGAGAGAGGAATGAAAACTATACTAAATAAAAACCAAAAGATAACCAGAAGAAGAACCCTAGGAAAAGAAACCGTGGTCGTTGAAATAAGCCACAACGATTCCTGCGGTAACGGCCACAACACCTTCCACATAACAGCAGACCTTATGGTTGGTCGCAGGCTAGAATCATGTGGCTGCATACACACAGAGGTCGTGAAGTTCTTTCCTGAGCTTGAGCCACACATTAAATGGCACGGTTGCTCAACAGATGGGCCCCTATACTACCTAGAAAACACAATGTATCACGCAAAGTACATACCAAAAGACAACGGGAAGAGATATTTCTACCTGGAGAACAGCTTAATTAAGATAGTTGAACGTGCTGAAATGGCACAGATGATTGATAAGTACGGAGACAATGCTGTATTCAAACCCTATGATGATCCGATGGCGAAGAAGCCTAACTTAGAGAATGCCAGAAGTAGCGCAATTTGGCCAGAAGCGACCCTGGAAGATCTGGTAAGTAAAGAGAGGTTATTGGCTAGGTTGCCTGCACTTATGGTTGAGTTTCAAGAGGCTGTTGAGAGTTTAGGATTAATTTATTGAGGAGATATTTAAAATGGACTTTCAAGTGTATTACAGATCTGGAGTAGTGAGAAATCTGCTGGGTATGAGGGTGGATAACTTTAACGCTTGGGTGAAGAAAGGTTACTTAGTCCCCACAGAGAGGAGGCTGAACGGAAACTTGTGGTGGGACTTCGAAGCTATAGTGAAGGCCTACACAGTAAAAAGCGTAGCAACACACATAGGACTGCCGCCAGCAGAGGCAGCCAAGACATTAAGGGCCCTGCACCCTAGAACAAGTACATTCAAAAATGTATACGCTGAAAGTATGGTATTAAGTATAGACGTAAAGCAGATGAGAGAGAGAGTAACAAAACTTATTGAGGAGTTATGAAAATGTTAGAACCTTACTGCAGTATATGTCATAAGCCAATGGATTTCGAAGAGGCTCCAATAGTAGCAGGAACGAACGGCCCTATGATAATAGTAGAGCCTTGCTGCTGCCCAGAAGAGGAAGAGGAAGTCCTAGACTTCCTAAAGACAGTAGATACTGATTCCGAAGAAGATCTCGAGGACGGCCTCAACTATCTGAGCAGAGTTAAGAGAGACCTTAATAAATTTATGGATTTAGTAGGGGAGACAGATAACAAAGAGCTGCACGACAGAGCTGATGAGTTGCTAGTGTTTGAAATGGAGTTTGATGAAATTGAGAGGATCCTGCGTAAAACTAATAAAGTAATGGCTGAGTTAGAGGGTTTAAGAGAAGAGCTCATAACTGAACATAAATTCTAAGGAGATATTTAAAATGACAAAAAATTACGGAATAGAAGGTACTGTACTACACGATGACGACCCATTGGATCCTACAGTAGAGTATGATTCTCTTGGAACCATGATATGCAACCACAGCAGGTACAACCTTGGGCACGTCCAAGGAAACCCTGCTGACCACCTACAAAAAGGAGATATTGTACTACCTCTGTATCTAATGGATCACAGCGGTCTCTCAATATCAACGAAACCATTCTCCTGTGCGTGGGACTCCGGGAGACTCGGTGTAATTTATGTCACCCAAGAAGACCTGAAGAAAGAAGGAATGTCGAAAGAACAGGCGTTACTATGCATGGAAGGAGAGGTAGAGACGTACAACGACTATCTTACAGGTAATTGCTTTGGCTACGTGATAGAAGATGCTGACGGGGAGATACTGGATACGTGTTGGGATTTCTTAGGGGGTGAGGAGCACTGTGAGTCTGAGATGAACATTTCCTTAAACTACTATATAAAGAAGAGAAAGGTAGAGATCGAAGCCCGGGATTTGAAATACACCGTAGACGACTGGATCCATGAAGTATTGAGCCACTCCACAATTCTTGGACTTGAGGAATGGAGACAGCACATAGAGGAGAGCAATGAAGGTTAAAATAGATCCGAGAGACTTTAACATAAATGTTATTGAGGTGTTAAGCAAACTCTCTGAGAATTGGCTGGCAATAAAGAAAGAGTTGAGCCGCACCAAGGCATTTTGGGAGGGGAACGATAGGTGGCACGCTATGTACGGGCTTGACTTTCATTACGACGACGGGAAAGTGTTTGCCTACAGAGTTTATGCAAACTCAATAGGTCTTGAGGGCACAGATACTCAGACAGAAGTTGAAATAGTAAAGGAGAATTGAGATGGAAGGAGATTGGGACCACGTTGGAAGATACTGCTATGACCTGCTGTGTGATAAGTGTGGATATACTTGGTATAAAGACTCAGACCGGATTTACCAAGTTGGTAAAGCGTTTATATGCCCAAACTGTGACAGCAGAGAAACCAGAGTTACTGTTGCAACTGACTTATTGGAGGGAGAGAGATGAAACGTGACTTTATAAGAGAGGTATACGAACTCTTGAGAGATCGGGACATTCACCCATCCGGAGCATTCGATAACGCAGGCCGCTGGTATGCAAAGAATTCCAATCTGATATCAGTTAGGACTCCATCAAGGAGATTCCCATATTCGGAGTTGACAGCCTGCCGCACATTAAAATACGTTAAAGCTGTTGTGGCAGAATTCAAATGTAAATCTTATAAAACTCTACTGAGGTCTGTGTGATGAAAATTCAAGAAGGAAAAGTAGTATTGATCCAACTGGACACTAGGACCTCATTGGATGGGTTGCTTCACGCAGGAGACTGTTACACTAGGGCTGACTCATATGATGACCTTATTATCGACGTTGACATCATGGACGGTAGTGATGAGCTTCAGAAGGCGTTTAAGGAGGCAACAGGGCTGGAGTTCTCAACCGTATCTGAATACCAATACATAGTATGCTGGAGTTAGTATGAGATACACAAAATACGAATCGTGGGAAGCTAAGAGGATAACAGTAAAGGAAGCCCTGGAAAATTGGGAAGCCTACGAGGATAAACTATTTATATTTAACGCTGATGACGATCCTTGGCCGTTTAACTATGCCTACTTGGAGTCGCTGAACAAAAATAAGAAGCTATACGTACTGTCTTTCTTGGACGAGAACAGTAAACTGGAGGAGTGACATGGTTAATATACTTTTGAAAAATATATGGCTGCCATCACCTATCTACTACAGCCTCCCTTGGGTATGCCTGATTCTAGCCATGCCTTACTTGGCTCTAGGTAGGGGGTGGTTGATAATCGCAGGATTTTTAGTTGTGTATGGGATGGCAATAATCCATCAAAGACTTAAATGGAGATGATGATGGCAACTTTAGTAATTGAGAACGTGGACTTCGAAGAGTTGGAGAGGCATAGACTGATATTAATACAGGTACATCATGACCTACCTGACGGTCCTGAGAGGGAAGCCGTACTTGGAATACAGAATATGCTGGATGACTGGAGTGACAAAATTTACTTTGAGGAGAATGAAAATGGGAAATAAAATAACATCTCCGAATGAGCTAAGGGCTGTGTTACTGTCAACAATGGAGGGAATTATAGAAGGTAAAGTGTCAGTGTCACAAGGTAACGCTATTGCATCTATATCACAGGAAGTCCACAAGAGCATCAGGCAGGAGTGGGATATGAGATGTTTTGCTGCTGAGAATTTATCAATAGCTGACGGTAAAATAGTTAACGTACTGTTGGAGGGGGATGCATGCACGTCTTAGATAGATTGAGATGTAAGGTACTGTATGGGATGCCCCACGATGAGGCATTAGAGATGAGGAGGCAAGGATTTTATAGCTGGCCGGTTGGTAGTGTATCTTCTTCTATAAGGTCAGTAGCAAGTAGATTTTTACGGAGGTACGGAGACAGGCTGAAAGGGGATGGCGTAGCGAAGCTGAGAGTAACAACACCAAGACAAGTGTCAGGCGGCGTGGAAGAAGCAATAAGATACTTGGTAGCAAGAAGGTACAAAGACAGAGGACACTACCTACACATCAACACTCTATATGCATTAGGTAAATACCTAGACGAAGGGTGGAAAGGCACATTCTGCGTGGCAGTGGATAACTGTCTTTTCATAACTTCCAGCAGAGAGAAATTCAATTCGCTGTGTGCAAATTCAGAAGTCTTAATCAGCATGCACTTCGATAAATTAAAGGAGGATTCAAAATGAACGGTAATTCAAAGGAAGATCTGTGGGCATGGGCTACAAAGGCTGTTAGCGAGTCAGACAGAGTATCCACTAAGGGACAGCAGCTGCTGCTTGGTGTGGCTTCTAAGGTCATAAGCAGCGGAGGACTCAGAGGAAATATATCAGATGAATGGCGTAAGTTTGAGTGGGTAACTATACAGTTGGTTCCAGATCTATACATTTAATTTAGGGGATTCAAAATGTCAATAGATATTAGTTCAGACGCTACAATTTATGAAGGTTTATCAGATCACGTAGGCCACAACATGACAGTGCACTGGTACGGAGATCCTGCGTCTCCAGTGTGTTACTCTCTAGAGTGTGAGACTTGCGGAGAGGTAATAATTTCAGCGGATAAACAAGAGGAGAATGAAAATGACAATACATAGAATTAATATAAGTGAGGGGAATTCAAAGCTTGGTAAGATACCAAACTTAAACCTACCGCCGGTAACAACTTGTGGGAAAGGGCTGCCGTGTTATGATGATTGCTACGCTCAAAAAGCCTTCAGACAGTACCCCAACGTAAGGAGTGCATGGGGAGGCAACCTTGAGTACTATAACTACAGCCCGGAGTGCTTCTTTGAGGACCTTGATGGTTACCTGACCTACAAGAAACCAGAACTCTTCAGAATACATTCAGCAGGAGACATGCCAGATGGATACTACTTCGACCTGTTGAATGAGACCGCTATAGGAAACCCACAAACAACCTTCCTCATGTTCACCAAGAGATATGACTTCGACTTCTCAGGGATTCCTGATAACTTAAAGGTATATCTGAGTACTTGGCCGGGGCTAGCACTACCTGAGAATAAACATGGTCTGCCACTTGCTTGGTTAGAGAGTGACGAAAGAAAGCCCGAAGAGTACTTCAGATGCCCTGGAAATTGTGGTGACTGCCGGCAATCTTGTTGGAGAATGACAAATACAGATGTATGCTTCCCACTTCACTAAGGAGATAGTAAATGAAATCAGGAATATACCCATTGACGATAAGGCTTTACGATGATGAAGACAACCTCACAAAGATAACCTCTGTGAAGTTCTACAGAGGGTTCACTCAGACTCTGGAAGAGCCTGGGGAGGAGGCGTATGTTAAAGCACACACAGCAGAAGATAAGGACGGTGTTGAGATAGAGACAGAGGAAGAACTAGATGATCTTGACATCAACAATGCAGACGAAATAGACAGGGCTTGGAATGATAAGTATGGGGATATGACATGAAGAATAGTAAGAAACAATTCTCTGTGTTCGAAAGGTTCAGAGGGAAGCTGTTGGATACGAGGAAGGTCTCTAAAACTGAGGCCATTAAGATCGTAAAAGAAAACCTAGGAGAATCTAATGGATGTAAAAGAGATCGCAAACGATATTAACGAAGTGAAAGGAAGAGTTAAATCTGGGAGGATTATAGCGCATACAATTATAAATTATAAAGAGTTGGAGAGTATGACCGGTTACGAAGTAGCAGAAGCTTTCGATCTTTCACCAAACACAGCCCCGGAGATAGCAAAGGGCAAAGCAACAGCACGGCAGCTGAAGGAGCTAGGATGGACTCTAACGAAGACAGCGTAAAAATTGTTGGGTTCTGTCAGCGCGTAGCTGACGACCTTGAAGATAAGAACTCAGGGGTAGATATAGAGAGAGAGAGAGCGTGCAGAAAAGTACCTTACGACACTGTTCAAGACGCCTACAGGATTATCAGGCAGGTGAACGGAAGAAAGAAAAGAAAAGAGAGTAAGGTATACAAATGTGCTTGCGGGAAATATCACTTAACATCACAGAGGAGTTAGTTTATGACACTATTTTCACCAGAACCAAAATCATTTTACAGAAGCCACGGATTTGGAGTCGGCAACACTGAGTGCAGTTTCGAGATGTGGCAGCTACTCTCTTTAAGCAACAGGTCTATGTTTGCTTTCGAGAATGGGCTGCTGTCCGACAGACTGCCGGCAAAGTTCGACCAGTCACTTTACGCCGCCGCCGAACAGACAATAAACCAGCCTCTTGGGGATAAGCGAGTCAGTAACTTCATGAAGCTGGAGAGTCCGTGGGATTTTTACGAGGCATTGAAGGTGGAGGACCACTCACACTTGAAGCTTGATATATGGCATCAAGAAGGTTTGCAGGGTTTGGCGCATGCAAGGTGTCTCGCATGGTCTGCCACAAACAGGAAGCTAACAAAGGACGAGAAAGGTTTTGTTCTTTTGCACTCAGAGGATTATCAACCGTAAATAGTTCTTGACTATTACTTCTACGTTGGTGTATAACCCTTACGTAGAAGTAACACTAATTTAATGGGGGAGCGTGTGATGGAAATAATAGACCAACTTGTAAGGAAAGATGAGTACATACCAAGTCTGATGGCAGATCTGGAAGAAATAAGCTCTTACGATGACATCGTGGAGAAGACTGACGACATGGAGGGATGCTTCCTCAGGGTGAAAGCAGCCCGTCAGTGGTGGCATGGTGCTGCCTACGGTAAGCTTGAAACGAATGAAGAGAAGAAGATGTACCGGGAGAGGTATGGTCTGAAGGCTGGATCTATCAACGACTGGGCATCAGCAACTACAAAGATCACGGAAAACCGTGATCTTTCAACTCTAGCTCAAGATCCAGCATTAAACTTTTCCCATGCGCAAGCGATTGCTCCTTTAGTAAAGGATCATCCGGAGGATGCTGAAAGGTTACTGCAGGATGCTATTGATAACGAACTGACAGCTACGGCGATTAAGAGAGAAGCCGAAAAGATAGTACCACCCAAACCCAAGCCACCTAAACTCAAACCTCCAAAGGCTGGAATGAGTATGGTAGAGGCGTTTAAAATGGTAGGTATCATAGCGGGAACTTCTTGCCCGGTGATAACTAAAGGAAGCCTGTCAGTGCTGTACAAACATTACGCTAGACTGTATCACCCAGATATGGGGGGAAACACAGAGAAGATGGCTAAGCTTGCTGAAGCCAAATCAGTAATCGAAAAAGGAGGTTACACCAAATGAATCAGATAGCAAAGCTGCCAAAGAAAGAAATCATGGTATCGAATGTCTCATACGAGCCGTTCGACATGGACAAACACCCAGATTACCGGACGCTGGCTGAGATATGGTTAAGTTTGACCGGGGCACCTTACAACTCTCAAACTTTTTTCATCCTACCTCAGGGAGGCACTTGGTCAGAGTACGGAGCGTTCTCTGAAGTCACAGCGATTAAAGTGGCAGTAACAAGGAAAAAGTTGAAGGAGAAACTTCTCCGTCACTTGGAAGAAATACAGGCCCACCCTAAGATAGGTACACAGTACAAAGGGAAATTTTTCTATTATCCAGTCAAGGAGACCAAGGTGTTTCTAATAAAGCATATTGATGAAGAGATAGCAGGGCAGTTGGAGGATACAGATGAAGAAGCTTAAATGCCTAAGATGCCACTACGAGTGGTGGCCGAAGAATCCAGAAGTGAGGCCAAAGGTATGCCCTGTATGCAAACACAGGAAGTGGGACGAACCAAGACCCAAACCCCAACCAGAGGAACACAAATGAAAAAGCAATTCGAGGATATAATAAAAGCTGGGATAGCTGACGGGGAGTTGGAGGGGGCGATTAAGACCTTCACGTCTGTAGCCAAACTGCAGAAAATCAAGTTCGACACCCTCATAAAGGAAGGCTTCACGGAGGATCAGGCTTTGAAGTTGTGCGCCCACTCTATAGTGCCAAACTTTAGAGGGGGTGGAAATGGAGCCGGTTAATGAAGTATTGGAGCACATAACACTCCCATTCAAACTCCACCAGTACCAAGTAGATGATGTAAATAGGTTCGCCAAATTAAGGACTTGTGGTGTCTATTGGGATATGGGACTCGGAAAAACCAACTGCGCTACTATGTTAGGTGTCTACAAACTTTTACATGGGTTCAATTCCTGTATAGTAATCTGCCCGGCTAGTCTGATAACTCAGTGGTGTCAATGGTTAGAGTCCATTGACCTAGAAGTAACGGACTACCGAGGTAGCCCGAAGAAGAGGGAGAAGATTAGCTTGGATTCAGATTTTATAGTGATGTCTCCACAAATCTTTCAAAATGACTACGAGAAGTTTAAAGGACTTAAAGACATCTACTACATCGTAGACGAGGCCACCAACTTATGCTCCCACAATAACATTATCTTCAAACTGCTGCGAGGAGGGATAGTAAAGAAAACACAAAAGATAAAACTTTCTCACGGCACCATAATACCAATCACAAAGGATTACCGTTATGAGAAGATAATGCATGACTGCTGTCTACTGACCGGCACCCCGTTGTCTGGGGATCCTATAGCAGCATACGGTTTGATATCGATAACATCTCCCGAAGCTTACCCGAACTACGGAAACTTCTACAGGAAGCATGTTCTCGCAGAAGATAACTTCGGAAGCCCGGTCGCTTTCAAAGATCTTGACGTACTGCATGACAACCTTGTAGAGAACGCCGTGATAAGGGAAGTATCAGATCACCTAGACATGCCTGAGAAGGTGGTGAAGGTGGTGAAGTACGATCTGTCGCCTGCTCATATGAAACTCTACAGGAAGTTGATACAGGAGCAACTGCTGGTGCTTGAAGACGGCTCTGTGATAGACGCTACTGAAGCTACGAAGCTCTTCCACATGAGTCAGCAGTTTATCTTCTGCCCTCTGGAGTTTAAAGGAAAAGTGGAGGGGCTGGAAGTGCTTGACTCTCTGGTGACAGCCACCAAGACAAGGATCCTATTCAATAATTACATAGCAACCAATGAACTGATGATGGAGAGGTACGACGCCGGAGGTTGCTTTGGATCCGTCAGCAGGAAGGACAAAGACAGGTACGTTGAGGAGTTCAAGGCAGGAGATTTAGACACCATTACCATTCACCCTAAATCAGGAGGCTACGGATTAAATCTATTCAACTGCAACCAAGTTATATTTCCTGAGATGCCGCTGGCACCGAGAGATTACAAGCAGTGCTTGGCGCGCAGCTGGAGGCAGGGCCAAACCAAGACAGTGGTTATAACAATCTTGGTAGCAAGGAAAACAATTCAAGAGTCTTTACTGAGGAACACTATGAAGCGGGACGACGTGGTATCCAAAGTCTTGCACACCAAGGAGACAATTAGAAAGATGTTGGAGGGAGAGTTATGAAAAATAACTATTGACAGTTAAGAACTCAGGAAGTATATTCATCATGATAACAATTAGCGGCAAGGAGGACCGACATTAATCTACAATCGACAATCAAAAACTAACAATCAAAATTCAGCAGGAGAATCCATCATGGGTTTAAGAAGCAAAGAGAACAAAACTACCGTACCAGCCGACCAAAAAGAAACCGCCGCAGAGGAAAAAGTTGAGGTAGAGGCTGAAGTTAAAGAGGAAGCAAAGCCTGAGAAGGCAGTTGCGCTTAAGAAGCAAGCAGCCGTCCCGGCAAGTGTGGAAGGAGCTGCACCAACTCTGATGTCACTGCGTAACGCAATGAATGGTGAGGAGTTCGGCACTAACCTTACCCGCCTTGTACCAGCATCCGGCTCAGTAAAGGTAGCAGGAACGCCAAAAGTACTTGGAAAGTTCGTCGATGTTCAGTTGGTATCAAGTTCTGATCGTTGGTTCATCACCCCTGTAGCAGACCCTAAAGACAAGGACGCTAAGAAGTTCTGCCGCCCGAGTTATGACGGTAAGACAATTCCAAGTAGAGACGGAGAAGCTCAGACCATTGAAGAGTACACTAACTCTGTTGAGGAGTACGATGAGTTTGACGTTAAGAAATATCTTGATCTCTACGTACTTGTTATCCGTGCCGGTGATCCTGACATGCAGGAAATCGTTGAGGCATTCGACCTTATCCAAGTGTCTGTGTCTCCAACAGCAGCCCCTATGTACAGAACGTTTGAGAAGCTTGGTAAGCTGCGTGTAATGCGTGGACTATCTAAAGCTGAAACTCAGAACTGTTTTCGTATTACGGCTACCGCTAAGTCAAACGATTCAAGCGATTGGACAGTGTTTGAGTTCAACCCAATCCCACTCAATGATCTTGAGGGTTACGTACCTGTAGATCTGTCTGAGTAGCACCGCCATGCCTCCCTCTTCCTGAGGGAGGCATTTACAACCGCCAATAGGAGTAACCTGTGAAACTCATTATCATAGATTTTGAAACAACTGGATTAAAAGACCCAATAGGTGTGGTCGAAGTGGCATGGGTAGAAGTTGACCATTCACTTAGCATAATCTCTGAGTTTGACTCGCTTGTTAAGCCTGGGATACCAATCGCAGAAGGCGCAGAAGGCGTTCACGGAATATCAGACGACATGGTAGCTGAAGAGCCATCCATTGAGGACATCAAGTTCCCAACTGGAGAGGTTTGTCTTATAGGACACAACGTCATTAACTATGACAAGGCACTAGCCGACCCTCACATGAATATTGTAGCGTGTTGTGACACTTTGGTACTGGCAAGAAGGTTATTGCCTAACTGTGAAAACCACCAACTGTCGACTCTGCAGGCATACTGCGAGTTACCCAAGACGTTGGCACACAGGGCACCTGGAGACGTAAGAACTGTACTTAACCTGCTTGAATACCTGATTGAGGGCTCTGGTATGAGTCTGATTCAGCTGATCAACTACAGCAACACCCCACAGCTACTTGAGTACGTCAGCTTCGGGAAGCATAAAGGTAAGAAGTTTTCAGAGTTACCAAAGTCCTATCTTCACTGGATGAGGAACGCTGGAGACTGGGACATCGATATAACTCACACAATAAATTCTTTATAGGAGAAGTAGAATGGAAAAGCTTATTAACGAAATGAGAGAAGTAATGGATCTTATCAACAACGACATCGACACTACCACAAAAGCCGCTGAAGCCCGGGTAAGAAAGAACACTCTACTGATGGACAAACTGAATAAACGTTACCGGAAAGAGTCTATCGCTCAACATAAGTAAGAGCCTTGCTGTGAAGCAAAGAACAATACATCGGCGTTAGCCAAACTATAAAACAACAGCCCCTGTGTGAGGCGTCTCCGTAGACAGAAACCAATATAGGTATCGAAGGAGAAAATCTTGTGTGGCTCCTTCGGGAGCCATACTTGTTTTGAGGAGAAGTAGATGAAGAGAATAAATAAATTGCTGGTCGACGCCAGTTCAGTACTGATGGCATGCTTGCATGCAGCAAAAGGACAAGAGAACAGCTTTCTCGATCCAGAGCCTGAAGAGGGGAAAGATCCTGAAGTTATTCCAAGTGCCTTAGATGGGTACGAGATTTTCTTAGGTAGTCTAGAGAAAACCATGGATGAGTTTGGGTTTGTGCCAAGCCAAGTTATTCTTGTGAAGGATGGGAAAGGTTCAAGAGGGTTAAGGCAGGCGGTCTTCCCACCTTATAAGAAGCACAGATCAAGCAGTATGTCCTTCTTAAACGAGTTCAACAGCCTGCAGGCCAGAGCTGAAGAGATGTTGTGGAGTTACGGAGCCCTCAGTGTGGTCAAGGACGGCTACGAAGCTGACGATTTGCTAGCAGCTATATGGAAGAAAGGGGATTGGATCTGGAGCCGTGACGGGGATCTTATAGCAGCCGGTGATTGGTTTTACGGAGGTGAGAGGAACCCAGACAAGTTCCTAGGCATAACAAAAGAACGCATAGTTGTTTACAAATCTCTTGTAGGTGACACTTCTGACGGTTTCAAGGGCTGCCCCTCGTTTGGACCAAAGGCGTTCGAGAACATGATCATTAAATATGGTGATGATGTGTGTGACGACATCCTTGAAATGCTGAAGAACGAAACGCTTCACGAGCTTGGTGAGTACGCAGAAGAATTCAAACCGTTCGCTAAGGTGGTTGAACTTAAAGAGAAGGTATACCAGAGTTACTACTGCGCCCAGTTCCACCACCCAGGCTGGGCCCTCAACTGGCAGAGTAGATTCCCGTCAACAAACGGAGACCTCCCTAAGTGGAACACTTCCGACACCTTAGTAACAACACAAAACTATGCGGCTGTCTTGTCAGATGTTGAGCATTCAACCTTTTCTTATAGCGTTATTGACTACGAGACAGACACTTGTCAAGAATCAAAAGACTGGTGTGAAACGTCGGGCGTCAGTGTTGACGTGATAGGATCTGAGATCACTGGTATGGGTCTCAGAATTAATTATTCAAACTATTACTTCTGTGTCAACCATGCGGACACTGACAACATCACGGAAGCCCAACTATTGGCCGTGCTCACGGCAATAGAGGGAAAACCTATCTACGCTCACAACTCTACAGGGTTCGAGAACGTGATCACTCACAACACTTTCGGAGATTTTCTCGACGGCGTGATAGACACGCAGCTCATGGCCAGCTATGTGAATGAAAATGACATGCTAGGGCTTAAGCATCTGTCTAAAAGAGATCTTAAATACAGCCAAGCAAGCTATGAAGATACCACTACCAAGACAGAAATTCTGCTTGATGAGAATGGAGAGGGGGAGTACGTCTACACCCAGCTAGGGATGAGTGAGCTCACCGGCAACGAGGTGGTGAAATATGGAATAGATGACGTGGTAGTCACAGATATACTGCAGAGACGTTTCACTTGCATCATGGAGTACGAAGGAACCTTGGACGCATTTCATAACGTAGAGGACGACGCGAGTTACTTCACATCCCTTTGCTTTATCAATGGTGTGGACTTTGACAAAGAAGCTTACACCAAGCTCAAGGCAGACAACGACAAGCACACTGACGAGGCTTGGAAGGTGCTGAACACAGCGCTACTTGAAGTTGGGTGGGAAGGTGGAAAGTTTATCCCTGTGAGACGAAAGAACGCCGGAGTATTCAACAAGATACACGAGGCTCTATACGGGAAGCCCTCGGAGTACTCATCGGTCCAGGGGGCTAAGAAGGGCATGCCTAACGATGCCATTGTGCAAGCATTCGATGGCACCCTTGACGATGTCAATGCCCTGTACGAGAAGTATTGGAAGCCGAAGGCAGAGTTTAATGTGAGATCTCCCAAGCAGATGTGCAGGCTCCTTTATGAAATTCTAGGGATGAAGATCAGAATCAGAAACAAACCTACCAATAACATGAGGGCCCAAGGGAAGGAAGGAAACCCCGCCAGCTCTGAAACGGCCATACAGAACAGCCTCACTTACCAAGACACTGACAAGCCTGAAGTTCTTAAGCTACTCTTGGAGTACAAAGGGTACCTTACCAAGGAAAGCTTATTCTTTTCTAAATGGCCGAACTATGTCCACTGGAAGACAGGAAAGATCCACTGCTCGATGAAGCAGAGCTCCACCAGTACCCGCAGATTCTCCCATTCAAAACCAAACATGGCCCAGCTACCTAAGAGGAAAGGAAAAGAAGTAAGGGACATGATGGTGTCTCCTGAGGAAGATTGGTACATATGGGCCTTGGACATCGACTCACAAGAGCTGATACTTCAAGCTTGGGCTTCCAAAGACCCTGACTTCTTGGCCTGTTATCAAGGGGACGTAAAGAAGGATGTTCACTCATCGACAGGTTTTCAAGTGGCAAAAAAGCAAGGAGTTGATTTTGAATCTTATGAGAATTTCATGACACAAAAGGATGGGGAAGCTAAACCGTACAGGGTGCTAGGGAAGGCAACCAACTTTGCGACTGCCTATCTATGTGGTGCCCCTAAACTTTCTCAGATGCTGTGTGTTGTGGAGAAAGAAGCCCAAGCATTTATGGATGCCAAGGCAGTGGCTTTCCCGGGGCTGATGCCGGCTGTTGAAGAGTACATCAAAATCTGTAAGGCTAGGGGATACGCAGAGACCTTTGAAGGGGCGAGGAGACACCTTGGTGGTCACCAACACTTTGGAAGCTCTAAGAAGTATGAAATATCTGCTGCTGGAAGGTTAGCTTGGAGCTTTAGGATCCAAAGTTCAGCAGCATCACAGATTAAATTAAGTACGGGTAGAATGTACCGTGAAGGGTTGTTTGATGATTCGTTGTGCATGCCTGTAACCATTATCCATGACGAGGCAGTAGGGATCATCCATAAATCTGTGCTGGAGGAGCGCATGCCGAAGTTGATAGCTTGCATTTGCCAGAAATACGAGGACATGGAAATCAAGACATCCACTACCCCTGAAATCGGGAGGAATTTTGGATCGTTGACAGAGTGGAAGGGATGAGCTATACTTTCCACAGGACGTGAGAATCCTGTGGAGTAATACAATTTAGGCAGTTGATGACAAGCGTGTCCCTATTACTCGGGAATTCTCACCACGTTATGTCATCAGCTGCCTTTCTTGTTTCTAGGAGAATAAAATGGATTTAGTGTTGAAAAAGAGCATGACGATGACCAGCACTCAGTTTGCGGAGATGACTGGTAAGGCAAAGGGACACATTCACAGAACAGTGCGTGACAATTTCGACGCTGAATTAAGGGAATCCATTATTGGATCCTCTATAGGAAGTAACGGAATGATCTCGGATTACCATCTACCAGAGACAGAGAGCATCATGCTTGCTGCCATGTTGGACAAGTCTTATTTAAGGAAAATAGCAGAATTCTGGAAGAATAGAAACGAGCTACTACCTAAAGACTTGCCGTCAGCCTTGAGGTCTTTGGCCGACAGGGAAGAAGCCCTTCAGATAGCCTTAGACACTAAAGCGGAAATAGGGAGTAGGCGAGAAGCAACTTCAATGAACACGGCTTCCACCGCCACTAAGAAGGCAAATAAACTAGAGATAGAGCTGGATCAATCTAAGACCTACTGCACTATGAAGAGGATGGAGATGCTGTGCCACGGGCAGAAATTTGATTGGAGGTTACTAAAAACAACACTAATTGAGATGAACATCCCAGCACTGGACGTCTTTGATGTCAATTATGGGACCGTTAAAGCTTACCATAAAGACGTTTGGATGGAAGCTTATGGATTAATGGTGGAGATATAAGCCGTGGAGGACTTAATGATTAACAACGACAATGATTTAACGATGCTTGGTAGGCAGTTAGTATTACTACCTGTTGCTATGGCTAATCTTGGACACACAAACATAAGTGGACACAAGAGGTATGTAAGAGGGCAGCCAATGCTTGAAGCTTACCTGGCTTGATAGCAAGCCAGACAGATTCTACCCTTGATAACTTAATCACGGCATGCTGGGGACGAGGAGAATTTGAGGGCATGCAGAGACAGTTGTTTGATAAAGCCTGCGAAGCAATGACGATACATGGAGCTAAGAAACGAATGAACGAACCAAAAGTGAAAGGACTAAGCAGTATAAATATACCAACAGAAGACTTTTTAGGGTTTGGTGAACTTATTCACATTGATAGAAAGTTCAAAGACGATGAGGATTATCTCGGGACACTGACATTATCATTTGAAGAATTATTCGGAGATTTAGATAAAGAGGCCTTGATACAACTCAGGGATGAGATAGACAGGAGGATAGAGAAATGATTAACAACGGTGCATATCTTGAAGATATGTTTCAGAAACAATTCGACAGAGAAGATACTCCTTCGGTGTGGTGCCATAGATTCCCAGACTCAAAGTCAGCAAGGAACCTAATTGAAAAGCAGCCATCTGACTTCATCCTAGTCGTGGTAGGAGAAGTTACACTGGTAGAGTGTAAGAGCGTTAAGCACCTGTACCGCCTCCCTAAATTTGCACAGCACAGCAGGATGGTAAAAGCTGCTATGGCTGGAGTAGGAGGAAAGATACTTGTACATCACTGGCATTCAGATACCTTCAGGGTGATTCTAGTAAAGGACCTGAGGTTAGGGGCAGCCTCTCATGACTTGAGAAAGCTGTGTGAGGAGTTGACATGGACGGAGGCAACGGAGAGAATATTATGACACCGAAAGAGAAATTATCTAGAGAAATAGTGAACCTTGTTACTGAGTTCTACGAAAAGACAGGTGTCGCTATAGAGGACATTAACATAGGATGGTACGAAACATCTGAACCAAAAAATATTTCAAAACAGTACACAGTTACTGGGATTGCTATAGGGATGAAGCCATGAAAAGAACATACAGAGAAGCAATAACAGAATGGATTGAAAGTAAGAAGCACTACAACGTAAGGTACTTGGATTTCTCAGAGGATAAGAGGAGACTTGCAACAAGCTTCATCATGTATGGTTCTCAAGACGATGAGAGCTTTGACGTAAAAATGTTTTCACTTGGCTATAGGCTAGTAGACAAGAAAATCTCTGTTTCACTGGATGGCGATATAGTGCAGGCCCACCTGTGGGATTACCCAGAGAAAAATAAAGAACCACTGTTCGAAACAATACTGAACCTGTGCGGAGTGGAAGACACTGAACACGTCAACCATGTAGTGATAGCCTTACCTCCAGTAGAGATCGCAGTCGATGTAACTTACAACGTAACAACCTCGGATGGTCTGATTATACTTGGGGATGATTGTATAGCGCAGGTAACAAAGAAATTCGAATTGGTGGAGGTTGACTGATGAAAACTTTAATACTGAACGACATCCACTTGAACTGCCGTAGGGCTGGAGGCACTACAAAACAATCGAGGAAAGACTTAGAGGTGTGGATGCTGGGCCGATTTAAGGGATTGCTAGAGATACCTCATGAGAAGCTAATAATATTAGGTGATCTGTACGACAGGAGACATGTAGATGAGCACATCATGAAAGATGTGATAGAGTTATTAGATAAAGAGAACTGTGCGATAGCTGTAGGGAATCATGACGTTGGTAAAGGGGAGGACGGAAACACTATATCTTCTTGTGAATTTACCTCACTAATGTCAGACTCTACGCTTATTAAGGCTCCTATATTCTCAGGAGGCCTGTATATTATCCCGCATGTTTCAGATCAGAAGCTATTCGACCATGCCGTCCAACTGTGCCCTGATAATACAATAATGTTAACTCACGCCAACATAGATTCACCATTTGCTCACGGTGACCACAGTTTGAATCTGTCATTACAGCAGATGAAAGATCTGACAGACAGAGGAGTTGATGTGATTGCCGGACACGAACATACTAGGAGAGATGTTATGAACGTCTCAATACTGGGTAACCAATTTCCATCGTCTATTGCAGATTGTCTTGGAGGGGATAAGTTCGCTCATGTACTTGAGGATGGGGTACTAACCTCGATACCTACATGGACTACTGATTCATACTACGAAGGTTCTGAGATACCCAAAGGACACTACGACTTCATAAACATAACAGGTGAGTGTGAGTTGGTAGAGTATCCCGCGGTAGTTAAAGCGGTAGCGGAACTAAGAAAAAATTCCGATGCCTTTATTGTGAAGAACTCCACAAAGGTTAAAGAATTCGAAGTAGCAAAAATGACAGAAGAGATCACAAGGTTCAACATAGTAGATATGTTGTTGGAAGAAATAAACCCTGATTACAGAGACGAGGTGCGGTCTTGCATATAGAACAAGTAACTACAAAGAACTTTGGAGTTCTTGAAAACGGAACTTACAATTTCGTTGACGGAATGAACGTAATACGTGGCCGCAACGAGAGCGGAAAAACCTCATTAATAGAGGCGGCACTATACGGGATGTTCGGTTCAGGGGCTATACGCGGTACGTTGGAAGACGCTGTCAAGGAGCCCCTCAAAGACTCCGAACTATCCGTTGAGGTCAGGTACGGCGGCTACACAGCCAAGAGAAGAAAGTCCTCTGCTTCTGTTGTCGGACCGGACACAAAGATAAACGGCCAGTCCGCTGTGTCACAATTCTTCTATGACCTTCTTGGAGTTAGAAAGGGAAACGAAAACAGCACTCTAGTGTCTGAGCAAGGAGAGACTGCGGGGATCTTGAAGGGGAAGCCCGGGGAAGTGTCAGCACTCATTGAAGGTCTAGCAGACTTCAACCAGATAGACGACTTAGTAGAGAATGCCAAGGCTAGGTTCCCTGCCGGTAACGCTACCTTATTGCAGGAGCTTCTTGAAGAGACAACGGAGAAGCTGAAGATAAAGGAAGGTATAAAATTAACCCCTGCTGCAACCTACATTGCAAAAGTAACACAGGCAGAGGCTAACCTGAAGGTATCTGAAGCAGCCATCAGGGAACTGAACGACTCAATCAACAGCAAGAAGAGCGAAATAATAAAGATAGAAGCAGGAGCCACCCTCAAGAGCAAGCTGGCTCATGACATTGACACCCTTAAGAAATCAAGGAAGGAGGCAGAGGTCGAGTTAGAGACGGCAACTGCAGCATCACTTGAAGACCTGCAGGCAGTATCGGCTGAGAAGGAGCTTGTAGGTGGATGGCCGGAGGCGGTGCAGAGGTGGGACCTATACAAGGACGTGACGTCATTTGGTTACTGGAAGGGCGAAGAGTGGGAGGGAGACGTTGAATCACTCGAAGCCGAACTCTCCAAGAACAACGGAAAGAAAGAAGACATAACAACCATACTCAACGATGCAAATGCAGAGATAAGAAGCCTCACAAGGAAACTCAACAACGAGGACAAGTGCCCCACTTGTGGTCAGGACACCAAACATATTCACGAAGAGATGAACGCAAAGATCAGCAGCGACCTTTCTTACGAGGAAGTCACGGCTAAGAAGGCCGGGGCTGACTTGAAAGAAGTAGAAGAGACTCTACTCGTCTTGAAGGCTATCAAGTGCGAGCAGGAGAAACGACAGCAGTACGAAAGGTACACAGACAACGCAGAGATTCTACCATTCAACCTTGATTGGACAGCTGCTGAACCAATTGAACCTTCAACCGAGAGATTTAACGAAGCAAGAGACCTTATACTGGTCTCAGAGACTCAAGACCGAAGAGTGAAGAAGGCTAAGGATGATGTCGTTAAACTCACAGTAGCTGATGCTCTGGCAGAAGAGAAACTCGAAACATTGCAGCAGGAGTACAACTCTACCTTCGTACAAGATGCCTCAGATCTTAAAGGTATAGTCAATGCCCTTGAGAGGGCGCACAAAGATAGTTCAGAAGAACATGATGTACTGAGCAGTGTAGTGAAAGAAGCTCAGAGAGAGGCAGATAGAGCCGCTACAGAGGCAGCCGCGTTAAAGAGTGATCTTGTTGAGTTGAAGAGTGAGGTAGAATCAATAAACAACAGACTGCAGAAGGACTCAAGAAACAGCGAGATTCTTAAGCAAGTACGTAAGGCGAGACCAAAAGTTCTGAATAGGGTATGGGACAACGTGTTGATGACTGTGTCTGCTACCTTCTCAGACTTGAGAGGTGTTGAGTCAGTGGTTGCTAAGTCTGACAAAGGCTTCACAGTAAATGGATTACCGGTACATAGACTATCTGGGTCCGGCAAGAGCATCCTGGGGATATCGCTGCGAGTGGCCTTGAGAAACATTTTCTCTCCTGAAGCAGGCTTTATAATCTTTGACGAACCAGCGGATTCTGCGGATAAGATAAGGACTGCCGCGGTTGTAGCGGCGCTAGCTAGCGTACGTCAACAGGTTATCATTGTAACTCACGAGGAAGTATCAGGGATGTCTGCTGATAATATCATTGACTTAGACGATTAGGCATAGTAAGTTATCTCATCATCATAATAATAACAAAGGAGGAAAAGATGAAAGAATACAAATGTAAGAAGTGTGGGCACGAGTGGGTGCCAAGAATTTCAAAGCCGAAGGCGTGCCCCAGGTGTAATTCAAGAACATGGGACAAAGACAGCAAACCTAAGAAGTAATTCACCTACCAACCGCCAAAGGAGCACAACCAAATGAATTACGTAACAGTTCTGAACTACTTCGACAAAATAGCAGAAGCCAAAGGAAAACTTAAACAACCTCTTATCCTAGAGGCCTTAAAAGACAAAGACTTCATCAGAGTAATACAATATGTTCTAGACACCAGCAGAACATTCAACGTCAAGAAGTTGGTTCGTATGGTTGAGTCTCCATTAGACCAAGACCTATTTGAGTTTCTTGACTACCTCAATAGTAAACGAGGTGCCACGGCAAAGGACAAAAATTATCTGGCTGCCATTGCCTCGGAGTCTGAGGCTAAGTTCACTATAGTGAACAAGATCTTACGTGGAAAGACCGACGCCGGGTTTACAAACCAAACCATGAACAAGCTGGTCCCTGGATTGATTCCATACTTCTCGTACATGAGATGTAAGGGACCAGCCCACCTCCACAAGGTTAAATTTCCGTGCTACAGCCAACTAAAGGCAGATGGAATGTACCATGAAGAGAGAGAAGGATCCTACCGCACCCGCAATGGAAAGATTCTTGATTTCTCGTTGGTACCTCAGGAACACAAAGTATCTCCTGAGATGGTATGTGAGCTGATGGGTGAGATAACGATGCTCTACGCCTCTGGAGAGGTAATGAACAGGAGAGCAGCCAACGCCATCATCAATAAAGCTCAGGACTCTGACTTGTCACAGGAAGAGGCAGACAGAATACGTTTCCAGTACTGGGATGTAAACGCCGGCTTCGCCCACCAAATACCTTATAAAGAGAGATTCAAGGGAGTTGTTTACTTGGCAGGTGTTAACGTCATAGAATCAAAAATAGTGAACAACATGGAAGAAGCATGGGCCCACTACGATGACGTTAGAGCAAGGGGACTTGAGGGAACCATCCTGAAGAATTTTGACGGGCTCTGGAAAGACGGTGACTCTATGGACCAAGTTAAACTTAAATCTGTGCTGTCTGGAGAGTTAGAAGTAATAGGAACAACAGAGGGGGAGGACAAGAACGTTGGGAAAGTAGGAGCACTCATATGTAGATCATCCTGCGGCGGCTTGGTAACAAACATTGGGATGGGATTGTCAGGCGAGGACAGAGAGAGAACTGACTGGGTTGGGTGTATCATAGAGGCAATGTTTAACGAGGTGTCAAAGTCAAAGAACAAAAAAACCTACGCCCTCTCCCACGCAAGACTAGTTGAAGAGCGCAAGGACAAAACAGTAGCAGATGATCTTGAGTACTTTCTTAATGCGAAGGAGGTTAAGAGGAAATGAGTGGAGATATAGAGGATTGTAAACGACACAAGGTTGTACTTGACGACGGAAGTAACTTCTACTTTATGATGGGTGAAGACTTCATCCAGTGCTGTATGCCGTTCGAGAACCATCCAGATAATAAGGAGACTAGAAAATTACTTAACAATTTCTGTGATGCAATAACCAAAGCGATGGGTGGAAGTAATGAGTAGACTGATAGGGCTTGCAGGGCCGGCTAGGGTTGGTAAGAGTACTACAGCAGACACGTTGTGTAGAGAAGATGGTTATGTAGAGCTTGCTTTCGCTGATCCGTTGAAAGAGTCTCTCATAGCACTAACCGGGTTAGATCGTAAATACTTCTATGACCAAAAGTTCAAGCATGCCTATGTAGAGCTGATACAAATGTCCCCGAGAGAATTGATGCAGATATTTGGCACTGAGTTTGTAAGAGAAAAGGTAAGGAGAGACTTTTGGGTTGCTAGGCTGAGAGAGAGGATCCTAGACGCAGAATACATTAACAAGATAGTTGTAAGCGATATCAGGTTCAACGACGAGGCCGCTTTGATAAGGGAGCTTGGTGGAAATGTTATTATCTTGAGTAGAGACTCAATCGACTACGATCTTGACCACGCTTCTGAGGCTGGAATAACAAAAACAGCCGGAGACATACTTATAACTCTACCAGAGGGGTTGGACGAAGCAGAAGAAGCCGTCATTACCATACTTGGTGGATTATAATATGGGAGGAACAAGAGGAGGAAGAAAGGAGGGATGCAAAGGAAAATCTCTACACATGGTAGACGGGATGTCCTTGTCAGAAGTAGCAGAGAAGCTTGGTTACTCCTATTCAATGTGTTATGAAATGCACAAAAAGGGATTCGATACTGTCTACACCATGAAAAAGTATCGTGAGGCAATTGCAACCGGAGAAGTATACAAGCGTGGGGCAGTATCACACCTTACTTCCAGAGGTAGTCTAACAGTTGATGAATGTGTTGACCTCAACGAGCATGGGATAAGTAGAGGGGCGTTGGAATACCGTGGGCATATCTGGGGATGGAATCATCGCTGCCTGTGGATGCCACAAATGCAACCAAGAGCCTTCCGGGCAGCAGCGATTGCACTTGATGGGCCACCGAGGGGAAGAGCAAAACCAAGGCAACGGATCGTTATCAAACCAGTGTTGATTGATAGATTCCTAGTGTGCCATAGAGATAAGGGAATGGAAATTTGCAAGCACTACGATGAGCGTATGCACACAGATCATGGGTTACCGAAACAGTGTGAGAAATACGGAACGTCGTGCTGTAACTATGCTGGCATTAGAAACGATGTAACCAGTAAACCTATGAGCACTGTAGCCTGGTATGAGTGAGAGATAACATGAAACATAAAAACTTAATGAAAGCTATACGTGACAACGGTTTTCAAAACTTATTGCCGAGGTTCGATAAAATAAAATGCCAGATGTGACACTATGCTCAAACGAAACCTGCCCACTAAGAAACGATTGCTACCGATGGACGGCACGGTCTAGCGAGTACTCTCAATCATGGCAACGATTCAAGTGGATAGATACAACAGCCAGTGGCGACGCTCCATTCTGTTTTTACTTTGTCACTCAAAAACAGCGTGATATGCTGGACAAACAAGTTTGAGGTTAATTGATGAAACTAAAACCATGCCCATTTTGCGGCGAAGCTGAAGATATCTCAATACGTTTTGATACTTACAATGGGTCATGTATGGAAATTGAAGGACACCTTTATTGCTATATTGAGTGCCTACCATGTGACGTGAGGACTGGCCGTTGCTTTGAAGCTGATGCAAAACATAACGGAGCTGATAGCGCAAAACATACGGCAATGAATGCGTGGAACAGGAGGATATAATGAAGGAGATGGTAAAATCAGACTCCACATATTATTGACGACATGCTACTTTATGGTAGGCATATTCTTATACAACTATAATCCAAACGCTATATTTACAGTATTACTCGTAAGCTTTCTTAGTGTATGTGCATATGTGTGGGGAATGGTTGGAATGTATAAAGACATGGAAAATTTAGACAGATTAGAGGAGCACCTTATAAAATGAAAAGAACATACTGCGATTTTTGCCGCGATGAAATTACGAGTGAGAATAAGATAAGCGGCGGAACAATACGTACAACAGGGCATGTAAAAACACTCAATGGATATAGGTTGGTAGTTGTTTTGAATGTTACAGAAGTGGAACCTGTTGATGTGTGTAAATACTGTGCATTGGACGCAATTAGCACTGCTGACGACAGACCACTGGTGTGTGAAGAATAATGACTAAAATAACGATTGAATATGGAGCCTGGTGGGAAGCTGTTATCGAAGTAGAAATCAGCGGAAGTAAGAAGATAATTGATAAATTAGATTCAGTATTATTTGAAGGGTGCACATGAAAGTAATTAAATTAGATGAAGCAGGATTAGACTCAGCACTCTATGGGTTTGGGTTATCGTTTCGTAAGCCGGGCCTTACCAGAGATGAGTGGTGGACTGACGAACAGCGTAACAGGATCTACAAAGCAGCACTTGCTAACGCTGGGCGTGACAAAGGACACAATAAATTCCTTGAGCACATACAAGTTTGGATATCAGTCACAGCAACCCTTGAGTTTTTCAAGCAATTTGATACTTACCGTATAGGGGTATCAAAACAATCAGAGTCGACTATGCACACGCTCGATAAGGATGATTTATTACCTGAGTATTTCGACCTGAAGAACGAAGACTTTGACAGCACCTCTGACGCTATGATTTACATTGAATACTTGGATATGCTTTCAAGGCAAACGTCAAGCAGGGTCAAGTCTAAGGCGTTACCGCAGGCATTCTTACAAGAGCGCGAAGTAAACCTGAACTATAAAGTAATCAGGCACATCAACTCACAGCGATTTGCCCACAAGTTACCTGATTGGATTGAGTTCCTGAAGCAGACTATTGAATCTCTGGATAACTCAGAATTGTTGGGATTATAACAAGCTTTACCAACCAACCTACAATGCTATCATGGCTGAAAGGGTTGCTTAGTTCCAACGAACGGGTTGGTTGGTATTTTAATTGAGAGGAATAAGAAGTGAACATAAAACTAAGATTAGAATCAAACAAAGACGGTACGTCTCTGCTGATTAATGAAAATAACAGAGTGCTGGCAGTATTAAACAGCGAAGATTTAGGAATAGAACCAATATTTGACGGAGAGTCTAGGTACGTACACCTAACCACCCACAGGGTAGATCTAGCTAAGATAGAAATTAAGCTGGTAAACGCTTATAAATCTATGGAGCGGATCATAGAGCATGTGGGTATGGAGATGAAAGGAGAATAAGATGGAAGACAAAATAACCGACAAAGCCGAGCCAGAGAAAGACGATAATTGTGGCAATAGTGCAGCGTCTTGTTATGCTGTTTTGTGTTGTGGCTGTACACGCAAATATAAATCTTGTCCTGTCATCGGGACGATAGCTGAATACGCTAATGAATGTATACACAGGAGTGCACAGTGAGGCGACCATGTTTTAATGCTATCTGTAGATACAAGCGTATTTGCATAAAAAACGAGATGGCATTTAGTGAAATCAATGCTCGGATGGTACTCATGTTTAAAAAAGAGGAGGTCACTGGATGTCTAGTTTTCTGTCTTGGCATCCAGCAGCATAACAGAACTTTCTAGCGCCTATTTTCCCACCGGAAACTGAAATGATTAGCATCTGAAGATATCCTATCAGCACCCCCGATAGACTTCCAGTAATTGTGGAGCCTATCCCACGCATAGCAGGTTGAATCAGTTATGTATTCACCACCTACAAAAAGGTTAAGATCAACAGCAAGACGTATAAGGTGGACGCTGTTGTCAGAAC